TTGATCAATCAAATAGATTTTTTGACACAATTATGCCAAAATTTATGACATATGCAAATTTATCAGATGGCTTTGGAAGAAATGAATCTACAGGATCTATTGATATGATAGCGTTTAATCCTACAACATTCTACATAGAGTCTTCAAATAACAGGCAGCCATTTCCATATTCTGGAAATCCAAGTAGAGTTGATGATGATCCAACTGGCGTGTGGCTACAGCAGGGTGCAGGAGGCGTAACAGGCCAGGCTTCAGCTCTAAGGGGCACACTAAGTGTTAAGCAGATACTTTTTACAGTTGGGTTTAAGGGCGGATCAATAACAACATATGTCTACGGTCATGAAGGAATAAGAACAAAAATAATAAATACATTTAAGCATGCACATCCGTCTGCAACTGGATCTACTGGATTTAGATATGGAATTATGAACATTGTTCCAGAGTTTCCTAAGAATATATTTAGAAGAGATAGGTATGGACAGCTTAGGGATATGCTCGAGCAAGGGTCAGAAGGAAGATTTTATAAGCCAAGGCTGTCTGATATCGAAACTACAAGAAAGGGTATAAATACTAAAGATACATATGTTGGAGATCCGGCGGTCTACAGCACGTTTACTGAAGCAAGCTCTTTTACAGAAGTCTCTCCATCTTCTACAGCATGCTCAAATCTAAGCTTTGCATCAACGTCATCTCTCCCTTATTTTGACGGAGAGACAAGAAATCGAGCATATACAACAGATACTGTTATTCTGGTTTCATAATGTCATTTAGTGTTTCAAAGGACAGTGCTAGAAGAAATGAAAGATACACTGTTAGAAGTGGCTCAGACGATGGGCATATTGATGTAGTAATATTTCCAAACAGACTACAAATAGGGCTGGACGATAGTGATTTTAACCATGTTAACGTGATATCAGGAAGTCTCAAAGTTACAGAAAGCGTTACTGCAACAGAGGCAGTTACTGGAAAAATTCTCTATTACACATACCATAATTTTACAATTTCATCAACAAGCGTCAATTACATTCCAATAAACACAGTCTCAGAAAGCACATCTGAAACAAACCAGGGTGTAGGGTTTCAAGCCCCTCACGATGGTCAGCTTAAAAGAGTCTTAATTAAGGTAAACGGAGCATGGGGTTCTGGATTTTTACATCTAACAACAATTGCATTTCACAAGGGTGGGAACGGTACAGAAGGAGTGGATTCAACTGCTTTGGAGTCTAAAACTGTTCAACTAAGCAGTGCAAATACAGTAAAGACTGCATCTTTTTCAACTGCAACCTTTAGTGCAGGAGACACAATTGCAGTTTCAATTGATCCATATGCAAGTGATTCGAGAATAGTTAGGATGACTTGTGTTTGGGAATATGACACTAATACATAATTAATGAAGAGGAAAGGCTGTGGCAGGCATATTAGATAATAAAACTAGAATAATGGACGTAGTCTTAACAGACGAGGGAAAGCGTCAAATTACATCTGGAGAGTTAAAAATAGAGTTTGCTACTTTTTCAGACGGACAGACATTCTATCTAGGTGACATAATAAGTGGATCAGATGATGCAGCATCTAGGCTTTATCTTGAAGCATGTTCGCTTCCGAGAGACCAGATAGCGTTTGAGGCATCTGATGCAGGAAGCCTATCAACATTTACAGGAGGTGACATAGAGGTTTCAGGCGATGGAACAATATATTCTGGAAGTGCATCATCTAGACTATCTCCGATATCCAGCGGATCTATTTTTGCAAGCCTTGTAGATACAGTTCTTTCATCATCTATAAATAATTTTAAAAACCTTCAGACGATTGGAACAAAGGGATTTTTTGATAGTGATGAATTTGAAACCGATACTGACTATTTTGACTTTTATATATCTTATGAGTCTCCCTTTACAGAGCCTGCAACTGCAACAGCTGCACTTGATTGCATAGAGCCCTTATTTATGGACTATAGACTCAGCCATATTCCTGCATTTGCATTTTTACCACCTGTAATTCCTGCAGACAAGACTACAAGCGGTGTTTCATCAAACTGGGGAACATATTCTGACCTAAGTCAGGCAAGAGTTACTGAGTGGTCAGATCTTCTTTCAAAGGTATGGCCAAATTATCCAGATCCGGATTCAATTCCACAATATAGTGAGCTTAACTTTACAAATACTTCAAACTCTAATAATCTAATGTGCCAAATATTTGAGTCAGGCGGGGTATCTGACAATAGGCTAAAAAAGCTTGACGTTATTGACTTTGGAGAATTTACACTAGAAAATGAGCCAACAAAGCATGCTTTTTTTGCAGGTAAGGTATTTATAGATAGTGTTGGACAACCTACATTTGTTAACTTATTTACAATTGTATTTGAAAAGGAGTCATAGGTGAAAATAAGTCTACCAACAATAAGTGCTGTTTCATCAATAAGTGAGAAAATTATAGAAATTGAAGACGGATCAGACGGAAGAACATACTTTAACTATGAAATTTCAGTAGATGCAGATACAGTTATGCTATTGGGAAATGATGTATCTATAATCTCTATTGTGCTTGTTGAGTCACTTGGATCTTCTCCCACAAGTGACTTTAGAAAGCTTGCAAGAGGAGATCTATCTCCAGCTGGACCGGAAAATATAAGAAACTTATATTCAGTAGATGAGTCTAGTAGTGGTGATTTATCAGCCATGCAATTTTCACCTTCTCTTACAGTTGCTGATAGAAAGAAAATATTATTTTCTAAAAATAAAGCAATTGCAAGATCGATCATTAAAAATGAAAATCAGCAAAAAGCGCATATATCTAAAAATAGTCAAAAAAGAAGAAATAAAAAAATAGGTGAGGCTAGCATATCTGTAAATTCATCAATTAATTCAGATGTTAAGAAAGAGATAGCAAGACAAAAATTAAAAAATTCTATAGTATCTAGTACAGGAGATACAATTTCTAAAAATAGCTCTGCTAATAATGTATTTTTTGATGGCGGATTTAAAATATCACAGATTAATATTTCTAATATTCCCAGCTTTACTTCAAAAAACTTGAGCGAAATACCAATAATTGATTCACTGTTTATTCAAAAAAGAAGCCAAAGCATTCTATCAAACATAGGAAATACAGAATATGTTAGAGATAGTTCTGGAAATGTTACAATTTCAAATAATTCTAAAAATATAAGTGTATCTACATCACAAGACGCACTGCAGGGTGTTCTAGAGAGGTCAGGAAATGGAACTATAGAAAAATCTCCTGTAGAGCAAACATTCAGCTCTGCATGTAAGTCAGCAATTATAAAATATGGAATGTCTCCAACGAAAATTATATCAAAAGATATATCAGAAATTATTAATTCTGCATATGATAATTTTCAGGGAACACTAACTAAAAAGAGGTCCTAATGTCTAAAGTAAACGATTCACTATTAAAAGCTCTTGAATATAGGCAGATTTTAGGAACTCTTCGACATGGAATTGAAAAAATCCCATCAGCTTCTCCGCAAAATGCATCACAGGTTTCAAAAAATAAAAAAATATCTATGATGACAAGGACTACGTCTGAAAGCACAAACATCAACACAAGCATCCAAGTAAGCACAAATAAAAACTTCTATCTTAGTCTTAGGCTTATTAATTCAAATGGAATCATTGTTCAATCTGAGACAAAGAGCATAGATCATAATACAAATATTGACGATTTATATTCTTCAACAATAAAGCCAAATATTTCTGCACAAAGACTAAATGATTCAACAATGAGAATATCTGTCAATCAAATGGATCCAAACTCAAATAAGGTTATAGTCCTATACAAGACAATAGACAATCAGACATTTTCTAAAGGGTCTGGATATAAGAAGATTGGTGAATATGATGCAAAACTTAAGGGCGATGCTATTGAAATAAGCAAGAATATCTCTCCAGGGTCACACGTAATAGTAAGGGCAATATGCATATCTAGAAAGGGAATATATGGTTCATTTTCCGATGTTGTTGTTAAGCCGTCTATAGTACCTTCTGACTATATGCTAGATGATAAAGACTCCTCTATATCCATATTTTCAAGAAACACAGGCACAGGGATCATTGTTGAGATACCAAGAGTTGTGGGTGATCCAGTTGCTGTTAAATTTTTAAAAAGAGAGGTCACAAACACATCTAGCTCAATTGACAAGTTTAAGATATTGGACAATAATAAAAATGAGCTATTTCATAAAAACAAACCTTTTCAAATAATTGACAAGGATGTCCATGACGGGCACACATATGAATATAAGTGTAAGCTAATATTTAAAAACGGAACTGAAAGACAGTCAAATAATAGCTCTATATCAAAAAGGGTAAAGCCATTTGACTCAATAGGCCTATCTTTAGACAGCCCCTCTGTCGCTCGTCTTGGGAGAGAGGGAAATTACTCAGTCGCTCTAAACTGTGATGTCTCTATTCCGAGCTCTGATGCAGACACAGTAAGGTCAGTATTTTCAAATCTAGGTCTTTTAGATTTATTTTCATCTGAATTTGAAGACGTTAAGTCTCAATTTGAAACAATCTCAATGGTTAAGATTATGAGGCTTGATGTGACAACAGGTGAGATTTATGATTGCGGCGAATACCCTGCAGGATCTTTTACAGATAGGGGAGATTCATTAAAGGGAAGGCCATGCCCAGTTTCAGGTTCTGAATATATATACATTGTCAAGACCCTAATAAGAGTCCCAGATCAAGTTATTTCAGAAATTAAGACAGCTCAATCATACAGAAATTCAAATAAATTTGACAAGATTCAATCGGCAGTTTCAGGTAGAGATGATGGTTCATCAATTGATCCAAACTTTAGTGAAAAGTTTTTTACACCTATTGCAATTAGAAGGTCTACAGTCTCCTATGGCATTGCGCTAGTTAAAAATCATGCTGGAAATACATTTGAAATAGGTGAAATCGGTGTGGAGAAAATAGTAAGAGTTTCAACTCCAAAAAAATCTATATCCATTAGGCCAAAAAGAATTTCCGTAAACTTTAGAAAAGAGGTAATTGTAGAGTGGAGAGTAAGAGGCGATATCAGTGAAATTGATCACTTCATAATAACATCAACAAGAAACGGTGTAACAGTTCCGACAGGTGTTCATCACTCAACTTCAAAAAATAGCTCATTTAAGTACGTTGACACAAATCAGCTAAAAATTCCAGGAGATGTTACATATGGAATAATCCCTGTATTTTCTAATTATGATGTCGGATTACAGACAAGTTTGGGAAATGTGTCAATTGACTAATATTAAGAATAGAGGTGTGAAATGTCAAAAGGTGTAGAGATAGAGTCAATTCCCACATCTGCAGCTTGTGTCTGCAAGGGAACAATTATTAAGACACAAAGGGGAGACATTCCAGTAGAGAATATTGAAGTCGGTGATAGGGCATTTACATATAATTTTAATGAAAGAAGGCTTGAGTACTTTGATATACCCTGGATAACAGGGCCTAGAGATGTTGAAAGATACGTCAGAATTGTTACATCACAGGGATATGAGATTAAATGTTCTGAAACACATCCAATTTGTAGTGATGATGTTTTATCCTGGGTAATAGATGCATGTGAAATGAAGGTGGGAAATAGCCTATTTGTGCTACATGAAGGTGAGATTGCTAGAGATACAGTCAAAGATATTGAAATATGTGATCAAAAGACAACAGTTTATAATTTTGAAGTAAGTAAGGTTCACACATATCTAAGCAATAATATATTGTCACATAACATGGCAGCTGCAGGTGCAACAGGCTCATCATCACATGGTGCCAAAACAGCTAGATATGCTACCGGAACATTTGTCGTGCTAGGGGGAATGTCATCTGAAGAAAGCAGCTCTGAGCCTGGATCTACAACGGAAAGTACAACAGAGTGGGTGTCAGAATATCCCGGAGAAGGAACATCTTCAATTACATTATATACACACGGATCTACTGGAAAGGTAGACTTTATAGATTCTATTTCTGAAATACTTGAAGAATTTACAAGTCCAGCAAGAACTATCGGATTATCAACAGGTGCACCTGAAATTATAGCAAGCATAGACTTTGTTCCTGTCTATAATAGTGACTCTTCAGACGACGTTAATACAGAGGTTAAAGACTCTCTTTATCAAAGTGCACTACTTGATACACTGACTAGAGAGGCAACTAGAAACTCTCTAAGAAAAATTATAGATAATGAAGATGGTGTAACAGACACAATAATATCGCAGATAGGAGATCAGCTTTCAACAATAAGCTCATATAGTGAACTTTCTGCAGTCATATCAAGTCTCAATAGCAAAAGATACTATACGATGGGGCTAGGTGTGGGTGGTGACTTATCTGCAATATATTATGATCTGTATACAATGTTTAGATATCTAAGAGATGTTTTTGACGTAAATTTCTCAACAGGCGATATGATACCAGCATTCATGGAAACAGACGCAACTGATACAAGAAATCTCGGATCAGAAACATATCTATCAACAGAAAATTCTGGACCGCTCGGGGCAGCTGCTACTTCAATTGCATATTTTTTTAAAAATTATTTAAATTTTTCAGAAGATGCATATGCAAGCTCATCTGCAACTAAAATAGTTGGACAGATTGTACAGGACCTGAGAAGGTCAATATTTATGTCATCTCCAATAGCAGCCATGGAGGGCTCTAGCTTTTCATATGCCACTGAAGATGGAACATCTGATAGGGCAAATACGCTAATCCCGTATACTGTTGTCGACGATACAGATGCTGATTATTGTAATATGTCATCTACAAATACTTCAATAGCTTATTTAAATAAAGCATATGAGGATATTGGAACTCTTGAAGGTGTTGTAGACGAAGATGGAAATCTAATATCGCTATTTGGAATAAGCCAGGATAATTATACTTCTTTTGTAAAGGGCTTGCCAGATTCTGGTGTAGAGACAGTTACATCAATTCTTCACATTATCGGTCGCGAGATAAATCTGTCATTTTGTAATCTTATGCCTGAGGTTCATAGCATAGTAAATAGTCTAACTGGTGACTCAAGCTTCTACATAGACCAGACAGATCAAGCAAATTCTGCAAGCGTGCCTGGTCCACTAGAGATGATAAACAAAGTCCTTGGAAATATAGCAGGATCTCTGGGATCATCAGACCACACTCAAAATATTGAATCAATATCAACACTTATAAATCCTTCATTCACCCCTACCGCAGCTGACGGATCAGAGGCTTCAAAGATATTTATGTTTGAGAAGTTTTCAATAGACGATTCATTTGGCATAGATGCAATTGCTGGATATGATGCCTTTGCTGGAGATCTTGTCAGCGGAATTAGAGACTATGTGGACACTGGTACGATGACATTCTCATCTCTATCTGAGTGGAGCAGTGACTGGGCAGCAAAGGGATCATCAATAAGACATCTTATTCCACTTATGATCGGCGGCGCGAGAGGTCAAACCGCCCTCCCAGCACATATGTTCAACTATCTCGCTCAATACATCTTACAAAATCAGATAACAACAGACTACGGCCTCGAGGGCTATCTTCAGTCAGATTCAGGTAGAGAAAATCTAGACGAGCTAGAAATGATAAGGCTTTATGTCATGAAGCTCGCTGGAGAAAATCCAACAGTAGGATACTATCTAGCAAGATATCTTGATCTAAGATTTTATATGCAAGCTCTCGATGAGATACCAAAATTTTCAGCATTTGGATCAAGTGAGACAGGCTCATATGACGCAGTTGTTGATGAAGATAGGGCAAATAACTTAGATATCTCTTCTTTAGATAGCGATCTTATGTCAAATCTTCAGAGTGTATATAAACAGTTCTATAGTGCAGCGAGCGATCTTGCAACAGAAGTTTTTAACGTAGTTCACGTATCATCTAGCACAGAAGAAAGTCTTGAATCAGTTCTTGATGAAATAGATGAAAATTTCTATAGAAGTGAAGATGAGACAGCAATCCTTGTAACAACCATGGAGCAAGAAGAAGATTTTGACGTTCTAGAGACAGTTTTAGGAATTGCGCTAGTCACGCAGGATAACACATCTCTAACAAGATCTATATTTGATCTTCCAGCGCTTATTTTTAATGAATTTATAGAAGAGGCCGACGGAGTTGACTACTTTGAAGATTTAGGAATGGCTGGCCTCTTATTTCCTCACGAGCCTTCTGTTGAAGAGATGATCGGTTCAAAGTCAGTTGAGGATTTTGAATCTAAGGTATCAAACTGGAAAACAACATATAGGGAGCTTTCATCAAGCTGTATGAGAAGCGCAATATCTCACTGTATATCAACAGTGCTTAGTGATTCAAGCTTTGGGATAAGCAATGCAATTAATTTAGCAATGCCTAGAGATATACTTGAAATCGATGGAGATTCATCGTGGGTAATAGGCTCTGTAATCCATATAGACTATGTTAAGTTTACTGAATTTTCAGTTGCCGTTGCAAATATACTAGATGAGAATGTTACATTTTCCGGAGATATGCTTCTTGTTGATGTAGATGCAGAAGCAACAGGTGAATCACTAGCATCTACTGCTCATACATATTTTTCTAGTAATTCAGACACGTATATGTCTACAGACGGAACGTGGACGTCAATAAATACAGTATTTTCTGCTCTAGCAGAAGACTATGCAACAACTATAGGGCTTGCAGAGATTCCATCACTTATAGCTGGAAATATATCTCAAAGATACACTGATCTCCAAGCTGTTTTTAGCTCTTCTGGCTTTAAGAGTGCAATGCACATTACAGATATGCTTACACAGTCATGTCTTTCAAATGAGACATCGCTATACGGCATGGACTATGATGACATATTTTCATCAATTGTGTCAAAATTTATGACGCCAGAGGGTGTATCGTCTATGTACGTTCATCGAGCAAGGGCACTGCTCCTATCACCGGGAGGATGCTTCGATGACGAAATAAGCCAAGAAGGTGTTCAGAACAGCGGCGAAGATCTCTTAATGCCCATGTCAGAAGTAATACCGCAGAGCTACCTAATAGAAAGAGTTATTCCATTTACGAGAATTGCAAATATAAATGGCGAAGTTTCACTTACAGGAGATCCAAGCACAGATAGAAAGAAAATTATTACAGTCGGAATTCCTGCCGGACTATGCGAAAGGTTGCGTGAGCAGGCTTCACAATACGCTGGAGACGGAATGGGTGAAAGCAAGGTTTATGAGAATAGCTCCTTAATTAATATAAAGATATTTAAGAAAGATCTTGATGTGGGAAATGTGTACTACTATCCCATGAACTTTCTATTTGACACATCGCTTTGGGTAAATCCCGGCATACAGAGTGTAGAGTCGATAACAAGCGATATCTTTGGAGGAACAGGCTGGTACTCTCCATCTGAAGTTGAGTACGACACAGCAGACCAAGAAACTGAATTACTTCAAGGCATGGGCTGGGTTTATTGCCATATACCTCCGAGAGGGGATGGACCTGCAGCAACAGGAGCTTCTGGCAATCTATACTCATCATATGACCTTGAAAGTAACCTTAGAATTGTTTCAAATAAGTTCGATTCAGATGAGGTATTTAAAAATCACGCATACGATAGGTTTCTAAAGTCATACATAAAGCTCATGTCCGGACTAGATGTAAATGAAAATAAATTTAACCTATTTAAAGATGCTACATCTACACAATCAGATGTCAGCTCCGGGGTAGGGAATAACGTTACAGCTATCGCAGAAGCCCTCTCAGGGTATGCTGATCTATCTAGTTCTGAACTTGACAACCAAGAGAATGACACTATGAAGCTAGATATTCTTAAAATATTGAAGCATGGAATAACAAATAGCATTCTAGGTGACTTCTCACCTTCGACATACACAGCAGATAGAATAGTTGCCTGTGCAAGGCAGACTTATGCACTTTCTAGTGATAAGTACATTAACCAGATATACCTACCTCAGATATTTGATAGAATATTTTGTATGATTATAGATCCAGATGCATTTGTACTTAGCGGTGAGACAGATGATGGTGGTTCTGACTTTCTCGGCGATCTTTCTTCCGCCGGCATAGATGTTGACTATAAATCTGAGCTATTTAATATTTACGCAACAGTTGAAATAGTTTCAACGACAGATGCCACAGCATATACGTCGACTAATATTGATGATGGAAAATTTACAACATAGGAAAATAAAATGACACATGGAATCAGCAGCGATGAATCTGACATTCAGTCACTTATTGAATCATCGTATTCATCTCTTCCATCAAAGGGATTAAATGTATGTGATCTTGATATCCCAGCTGATGTAGTGACGTCATTTCAGTATAATTACTTTACAAAAGATGAGACAACTTCAAGAGATCAAACATTTAAGGGCGAGTCTATATCTTCATTCTCTACTGTAAGCGAAGACGCAACACAGGAGGAGATTTTAGTTGCAAAATCTCAATACGATGTTCCAAGATTTAATAAAATATCATGGTCAGAAGCTATTTTAGCCTCTAGAAACTCACTTATGTCAGAAGCAGGTGTTACAACTGAAGAAATGGGAACTCCAGATGTTTCAGTTTCTGATAATATTTCAAATGTCATATACGAAGAAGCGCTAACTTCATATCAGTATACCGGAATTACAATGCAAGATCAGCAAGGCCTAACATGCTTAGAGGAAATTGCAAAAATAGCAATAGACACATCAGAGCTTCCTATTGAGTTTTCAACACCTGAGACATCTTCTCCCTCTTCTGACTCAAACTTAGATGTAATTAATGCATATCTAGAAGCTGTGAGCGATGGATCATCTATGGACGGTACGGCAAAGGAGATGCTGAGATCAGCAATGTCAAACTATCAAAGTTCAGGAGATTTTGGATTTGTAAGCAGAAGAGATGAGGAGCTTGAATATTTATCACAAAATCTTGCATCTCACGGATCTGCAGTTGACATTGGAATGTCAATAAGCAATGTGCTTGCAGATAGATGTGCAGACTCTTTGATTTCAAACGGAGGAAGCCTATATTATGAAGAGGCATCGAATTCAAAATCAGTTCTTGATCAAATTGCTAATTCTGCAATATCACTAGAGGTTGCTGGAAGAATATCAGAGGATGATTATGATATTTCTGGAACTCCTGTGGTAGTTGATACAATTCAAAGTGACACAGGAATGAATAATTCTGATAGTAGCTCTACTTTATTTTCTCACACTTCTGATATTGTTGGATATATAGTTGAAAAATTAGAATTTGATACTTCTGGAAATATATTATCATTTAATCCGATAGCAGTTGATGGAAAGTCAACAACAAATATTCTTGATGTAAATGTTCTATACGGAGCATCTTACAAATATAGAGTAAGATCTGTAGCGTATATTGAATTTGACGCTATAAACGTGTTTCCAGGAAATGAAGCAGAAAATACAACTGTCAAATCAGGATTTTTATTTGCCTCAAGAGCATCACAGTGGTCAGAAGTAAACTGTATTGAAACTGTTCCACCAAGACCGCCAGTAGATATCGGCTTTATATACGATGGAAGTAACTCTTCTTTAAACATTAACTGGACACTTCCCATAAACAAGCAAAGAGACATAAAGCAAATTAATATATTTAAAAGATCTTCAACTCTAGAGCCTTTTGGATTAATTAAGTGTTATTATTTTAATGACTCTACGACTCTTACTGCTACTGATGAAATAGCTGATCCTGACTCTTTAATTCTCGATGATAAAAGCACTCTCGATGGAGCGTTAATTCAAGTTGTTGACGGTTCACCAGGGCTTTTTCATGATTATGATTTTGGCATTGACAGTTCATCAATTTACGCACTAACCTCAGTAGATGCAAGAGGCTTAACATCAAACTACTCCCAGCAATTTAGAGTGACATATAATAAATTCAACGCTCAGATTCAAGTAGAGCTAGTGTCTAGATCATATGCCCCAATACCATATCCAAACTATTTTATATCACAAGATACCTTTATTGATACAATGAAGATTTCTAATTTTGAAAAAATGACAGTATATTTTGATCCAGAATATCTAACTGTCAATGAGGCAATTTATGATGATGATGGAAATATTTCAGAAGATGCAGACGTAAATCTTATATCAACTCATCAAGATAATCCATCATATAAAATATCTATGATAAATCTTGATAATCAGAAATCAAAAAATATAGATATTTATGTTAGAGACATAAGAGATGCAACTTTGCAATCTGATGAAGGGGAGGAGTATTCTGTGAAAACAAGAATAGCATCTCTCTTTAGTGATATTTAAGACATTTTGGTAGAGAAGTGGCTTAAATTTCAATCTTTAGAAATTATTTTACTGGCCTACTTGGCCAAATGTATATTTACAATCAGGAGTGAAAATAAATGGGTTTTCTAGATCATAGCACAAATAATATTATACTAGACGCTGTCCTTACAGACAAGGGAAGAGAGCTTCTTGCTAGAAATGATGGATCATTTCAAATAGTAAAGTACGCTCTTTCTGACGATGAAGTAGACTACACTATTGTAAAAAAGTTTGGAAGAACAGTAGGAAAAGAAAAAATTGAGAAAAATACTCCAGTCCTAGAGGCTCTGACAACATCTCAAGTTGCACAAAAATATAAGCTAAGAAGTGTATCAGTACCAAATCTGGTAAGACTACCATCACTTGGACTAGACGGTGTAACTTCTGATACAATTAGCCTGGATATTGTCACAACTAGAAATAGTGATGTAACAGTTAAGCAGACAATAGGTGCCAGTGAAGTTATTCCAAATGAGCTAGTTGATCAGGTATATAGGATAACAGTAAATAACCTATTTCTTCAACTATCAGGACAACGACCAGTTTCAATAAATTCAGATAGCATAGCGACATATCTTGTTACAAGAGGTTCAACTTTGGATACCGTAACTGGAGGTTCAAAAGTAGTTCTTGGTGTAACTGTTAAGTCATCTCTTACTACTACAATGTTTGACACGTACGGAACAGCTAGTGACAAAACTGTAATAAATTCTTATATTACAGTTACCGGACAGCAGTCAGGATCAGTCAAAGACTTTCTGGTTTCAATAAGCAAGACTTAATAGTATAATTAAAGGCAATAAGCATGGCAACATATAAAGAAATCTCTTCTGCTGACATTAAGACAAGCAGATCAGTTTTAAATCAGCTAGTTGATATAATTCAAGAAGATATCTCAGGCTCAACAACTAGAAAAAAATATCAAGTATTCGTAACGGGTGGTGTAGGTCCTGGTGTGACTTCTTCACTGTTTCAGACAGTCTATGATCAAGACTATACGCTTCAGACGGCAAATCCTATCTTTGATATGACACTTGGGATATATTCTGGAAGCGGAATAGTTTCTGCTTCATCTACAGGTCAAGATAGTGCTGGCAAGCTATTGTTTCCATCATCTTCTCTCATGATGAGAGAGAAGGTGAACGTATATAGACAATTTGCACAGCTTCTATTGGGAAATGCAACACATCAGTTCTCAACACCCTTTTCAACATCTCAGCCGGCAGCAGATGATGATAAAATAGATGCAGCATTATTTCTAACTTTTAAGCGACTGTTTTCAAGAGACAAGATCAAGAGAGAGACATTTGCAATGAAGTTCTACCAGTCTGCATCAAGAGCACCAGGTGCAGGTGGTGGATTTAACCCTACACACATTAATAATGGTGTAACTTGGGGGCCTAATATAAACCTTGGAACTGTGTCTGGATCTGCAATCTATACAGATGTAGGATCTTCAACAGCAAAAGAAACATCTGTCGGAGGTGAGGTTGGAAATATTGTCGACTCATCAAACACAAGTAGAAATGTAGGGCTCCTATTCTATGATATGGGAATAGCAGTTCTTGATGTGGAGAGCGTAATATCTGGATCACAGCATGTAAGCGGAACAGTATCGGCAATGAATAGCGCATCAGGAAACGGTTATGCTGCAGGTCAGATTGTTATAGGAGATGTAAGAAAAAGCGGAAGAGGAACAGGGACACACAAAGCAAAATTTGTTCCAGATTTTATAGTATCTGGATCAATGGATGACGTCTTAGATCACTTTGCATCTGTAAGATTCCAATCAGGATCACTTACGGCAATGACTTTTCAGAATGTTACAAATATTAATTCAACACTTGTATTTTGCAGAGCTACATCTGATGAGTTTAATTACTCATCAAATCCAACTTTTACTGACGATACAGGAAGAATAAACTGCATAGACAGCGGAGAGGAAACTACTCAACGTACATTCTCATTTCCAACTACGATTGGACTATATGATGGAAGAAATCAACTACTTGCTGTTGCAAAGCTTAGCAGGCCAGTAGAGAAGAATGACGAGAAGGATCTTACATTTAGAATTAGACTTGACTTCTAGATCTATAGGGAGGTGGGCCAATGTCTATCATTAAGATTACACCAGACCTGATTGAACTAGTTAGCCTAAAGACTCATCCTAAGGTAAAGTTTGTCTCATCATCAATAGGTGTTGTTAATACAGAGGTAACGTCCAGCTCAGGTATAGTAAGTCACTCTGGAACTCTAGGAGAGGTAAGCCTGCTCCCTAGGACTAATAGAGTGATAAAGTCAACAAGGCAGTTTGATATCACATCTGCACTATTTAATGAAGACCAGCTAGAGTTAGCTATAAATTTAAAAAATGCTGTAACTTTAACAGAAGCAGGTGAGACAGATATACAGTCGTATATGGGACATGCTACGCCCTGGCCACACTCTTCAACTGAAGGCTCTATTGACGGTGCCCCTGCATCAGAAGCATACGATCAAGGGTATATGAGAGCAGTCAATCAGGCAAAAAAGAGCTCAAAACAGCTAAAGACATTCCAGATATCAAGATTTAGACCGTCATTTCTTTTTGAAGATGAAGGATTTACTAATCATGAACTACTTACTGCATCACTACCTGCAAAGACAAAAGGTGTAAAGAGCCATATAGAGAATGTGCTTTTAAAGAAATATAAGTCTCACTACACTAATCCAAATTATTCATATACAAACTATCATTCATTAAATTTCTTTACATCGTCTCATACAAATACGCTTCACGGCCATAGCGTCGTATCAAGTTCTGTTCTAATATATCCATGTATGACATCATCAAATAGAACTGATCAAGGACCGCATCTCACAGGGACAACAAGGTTTACTGGAAGATACTGTCCAGAAGGTGCATTTACATTTGACTTTTATATAAACCCAAGATATTCAAATGATGGTCCAGTGGGACAGGGCGCTGGCGACTCAAATAATTCATTTAATGCAGGCACAATATTCCATATGAGCTCTACATTTGCTGTATCGCTTATTTCAGGATCTAGTGTAGATGAGTTTGGTAAGTGTGACGGATATAGGCTCCTACTCCAGCTTTCTCACAGTGCAGGCTACCCTCCTTCAAGATTTACAATAACTGCATCTAGCAATAATCCTGTATATAATGGAAATCTTGCAAGATATAAGGATAGAGACTTTAGATATGCGTTTCTATCACCAGATAACTCTCTTCAAAGAAACAAGTGGCATCATGTTGCAATTAGGTGGGGTACCAAAAATATAAATGATGGAACGGGATCGTTTTTTATAGATGGAAATGAAGTCTCACGCTTTTGCATACCTGAGACAAGCATAGCACAAACTGTATTTACACTAACTGATGATCACGCCGAAGACAATAGGGTTAACAGCTATTTAAGGGCTGCAGGAAAGATAGACGCTGATTCTAATCAACCCATATCAGATCCAGATGCATTATTTATAGGAAACTTTTATGAAGGAAAAAATACAACTGGATCTAATGCAACTTCAATTAATAGATTTTTCAACTGGAAGGCACAAAATCTAGAGGGATTCTCACAGGGTCAAAATTCTGGACAGCAAAAAGGTCTCCATATTGAAGATGGTGATCCAAAGTCTTATGCCTTTAATCATCCACTAAATGCCGAGGTTCATGATCTTAAAATTTACGCATCATACAGGACGTCAGATCAAATACTAACAAGCTCTCGTCATGGACCTGAGAACTCTGATGATCTTTTATTTTATCTTCCGCCATTTTTTGTTAAAGAGGGCTTTGATAGAAGATTTTTTGGGACAGCAGTCCAGACAATTAAAAAGCATCAAGTTGCTCACGATCAGGCAAACGATTCATTTTTTGACACATATCTCTCAAGACCGTTTAATGCAGGTCTTTCTATGACAGTTGACTCAACACTGATAAATCTTGAGAACTTTTGCAGAGACCTTGTTCAAGGTGTGTATCCGAGACTTTTATTCCTAACAGCTTCTGCAATATCTGATGTTGAGATGCAAACACAATATGACAATAAAGAGAAACCTTGGCGATTTCCAAATGGAAGCGTGTCTGCACCACAAAGAAGAGTTTCAGATCTTCTATTCTCAACTGCATCACTAGCAAAGAGATGCCTAACTATTCTTCCATGTGATAACGGTAAATTCCTTCCAAACTATTCACTAATTCTATCTGGTGCAAACGATTCCAAGCCAACATCTGGCTCAGAGATGTCTCTATTTGTTGATGACTACGGTCACAGTGATATATCAAGCATAAGTCTTAAAAATTTATTTACTCAGACACCAACCGCTATGACACTTATTCCAGATGGTGGCAGCTCTGTTGACACAATAGTTGATACTTTAAACTACTATACTGGAACAGGTGTTTCTGGACTATATGATAGCTGGAGAGGCTCATCAAGCGGCTTTGGCGACGGAGACATGTCAGATGAAAATACCGGCCCACTTGCAAGCCCAGATAGGCCAAACGGTGCAATCTGCTTTGAGTCCACTAGCTCAATACCAAGATTTATGGTGTATCAGGCAACACAGGACTCATCTAGCAATGAGGTTGTGATATTTAATATTCCAAATTTATTCTATGGAAATAGAATTTCTCCAGGAACATTTAAACTGTCTGACAAAAATCTTTCTGGATCTAGAGGCAAGGTGTCAATGACACTAAAAGATGATGGATTTGGAACACTGTACAGGGCTGATTCAATAACTGAAAATGCTAAGTTTAACTGTGTTGGAAATATATTTTATGAAGAGGGACTTGTTTTAATAAAGTCTCCTCACCTTGTTCACTTTGGAAAGAGAGAATTTGAGATGGAGTTTAAAGGGGACCAGAATATTCATGTAATGTCTGTCAATGTTCCCTGTGAGCCAGGTCTTGTAAACAGCTCGTCTAATCCAGCGTTTAAGTCGCTATCTGCATCATTTGATGCAAATGACTATAATAACGAATTCGTCTATATCACGTCAGTATATCTTCATGATGATAACTTTAACGTCATTATGAAGGCCAATCTTGCACAACCAGTTGTCAAGAGAGAGTCAGACGAATTTTTATTTAGAATAAAGATGGATTTTTAATGATATTGGGACTGGATATATCTACAAGCTGTACTGGGTGGTGTATTTTAAATTCATCTGGTGAGCTTGTTAAGATGGGATACATTCCTCTTGCAAAGATAAAGTCTATGTTTAAAAAAGCACAGACTGTGAGGCACATGCTTTCTTCGCTAAATGTTGACTATGACATAGAGAGAATCTACATAGAGGAGAATCTTCAGGCATTTCGCCCTGGGCTGTCATCAGCAAAGACCCTGTTGTCACTTGCAAGATTTAATGGAATTATAAGCTACATTGCCCAGGAAGAATTCTTTATATCGCCGGAGTTTATCAATGTCAACGCAGCTAGAAAGAAACTGTCAATTAAGATAAAGAGAAAGAAGAATGGCGGTAAACCTACAAAGGAGCAAGTTCTAGACTGGGTGACATCTCAGATAGCCTCCTATACTTGGCCAAAAAAACAGCTAAAATCTGGCCCTAGAAAGGGTAAGCTTATCTTAGAGCCGGGATGCTATGACATGGCTGACTCATATGTAATAGCACGCGCAGGTATTTTAAATTGAAAAAATAGCTTATCATAGATTATGATTATTCTATGGTTACATTTACACAAAAGCTATCTTTTTTAAAAAAAGTGTTTGGTGATTATGAGCTTGATAGAAAGCAAGAAAATGGAATCTTTAGGTGCCCAAGCTGCGGCACTGGAACGAAAAAGAAGAAATTCTATATAAATCTTGAATCCTGGAAATGTCACTGCTGGTCTTGTAACTTAAAGGGAAGAACAGTGCTTCCTGCACTTAGAAAGTATGGGACAAGAGAAGATGTTTCTTACTTTACTGAAAAGCTATGTGGGAACAAACGGCAAAATATATCAGAGAGCTCTCAGGAAGAAGTAAATAACAATGTCAGACTTCCTGACGGATTTTTATTTCTTGGAGATTTTAAAAAATCTCTAGATCCAGACATTAGATCATGTATAAAGTATCTATACTCCAGGGGATTGAGTGAAAGTGACATTTGGCGATATAGAATTGGCACATCTAGATACGGAAAATTTAGAAGGAGAGTTATATTTCCATCTTTTGACATAGATGGAGATCTTAACTTTTTTGTATCAAGATCTATTGACTCTAGTGTAAAGCGCAAGTATATTAATTCTAATGTAAATAAAAAGCTAATAGTGTTTAATGATATTGATATTGACTGGTCTAGAGAAGTCACTCTTGTTGAGGGTCCATTTGATATGATAAAGGCAGGAGATAACTCAACATGCATGCTCGGTTCAAGCCTATCTGATGATTATTTTTTATTTTCAAAAATTGTATCAAATAAGTCACCTGTACTTCTTGCACTTGATAGTGATATGAAGAAAAAAGAGCAAGATATAGCAAGGTTGTTAGTTTTATATGGCTGTGAAGTGAGAATTCTTGATCTCGGAAGATTTTCAGATGTAGGCGAGATGTCAAAGATTGAGTTCATTGAAAAAAGAAAATATGCAACTAGCTGGTCACCGAGTCAAAGACTTAAGATGAGAATTGGAGCCCTAAGAAGTGGATCTCTCTTCTAGTTTGTAATAGTTATTGTTATAACTGAGATACGAGTATGAAGATAACAAGACTAGAGCTTAGAAATATCATTAGAGAGGTCATTCAAGATATAGATGAGGATGCTCTATTTCCAACAAGAACATTTCTTGGCCTAGAGCCCGAGAGAGACATTCCAGGGCAGACCCCTCCCCCAGTATGTAAAAAATGTGCAGTTCATCACGATACAGGTGGGTGCAAACATCACGGCGACGAGGGTGGGAGAAATCTAGGGTATGGAAGTGTAAAGTCAGATGATAGAGAAGGGAGAATGACCAAGGGTCATTTATATAAAATATCAAAGTATTCTCAAAGCCTTCACGATCTACTTCAAGATAATGACGATCTCCCAGAATGGGTTCAGAGCAAGATAGCAAGGGCTGCTGATAAAATGGAGGCTGTATATGGCTATCTTGATTATAAACTTAGTAAAATGAAATAGCATCTTGTACACTGGGCTGCATTGTTAGAATAATATAAAACATATGAGGATAATTCATATTGCTGATGTCCACTGGCGTGGACTCTCCCGTCACGAAGAATATAGGAAATGCTTTTTAGAGTTTTTTAAAAAAGCAAAAACCCTAGATCCCGATGTAATATATGTTGGCGGAGATATTGTGCACTCAAAGACTCAGGGTATATCACCTGAGCTAATTGATAGTCTCTGCTGGTGGTTTACAGAGATGTCTAAAATATGCCCTGTTCATATCATATTGGGAAATCATGACGGCTTGATAAGCAACAAAGATCGCCAGGATGCTATTAGTCCAATAATATCAGCTCTGGATAACTCTGAATTACATCTATATAAGGAATCAGGTGTTTATCCTACGGGTGTACCAGGATTTAACTGGTGCGTCTTTTCATGCTTTGATGAAGAGCGGTGGGATGTAGTCACTCCTGTAGACGGAGATGTCAATATTGCATTATACCATGGCGGAGTGTGGGGATCAAAGACAGATATTGACTGGGCCATAGAGGGAGAAATAGATGTTGAATTTTTCTCTAACTTTGAATTTGCGCTACTTGGTGATATCCATAGAGTTCAATTCCTTAATGATAAAAAGACTGTTGCATATTGCGGATCTTCGATTCAGCAAAATTACGGAGAAGATCCAGATAAGGGATTTTTATTTTGGGATATAAGAAGTGCAAATGATTTTGATGTTAAGTTTTATCCAATACCACATTTAAATCAATTTGTAACAATTGACTGGCAGGGTAGTGTAGAAAAGACCTTGTTAATGACAGAAAACTGCCAACAAGAATCTAGATTTAGAATAAGATCCAGCCAAAAAATACATCAATCAGATATCGCTCTACTTTATACAAGAATAAAGGCAACGAAGTCTGCATCTGAGATAGTTTTCAAAATAGATCAGGCCCCAGATGCAGAGATAATTCAAGCACAGGGAGAGGTATTTTCTAAAAAGAACCTTAGAGACTTTTCTGTTCATCAGAAGTTAATGACATCATATTATGAAATTACTGAAATTCCTGAACATACTTGGAAGAAAATGGAAGAAAAGATATCAAAATATATTTCTTCAATATCAAGAATGGATGAAGTTTCTAGAAATATAAGGTGGTCAATAAATAAGCTTTCTTTTGATAATACGTTTTCCTACGGCAAGGAAAATATTTTAGATTTCAATAAGCTTGGTGGGATAACTGGGATATTTGGAAAAAATAGGCAAGGAAAGTCTTCGATAATCGGATCTTTAATGTACAGCCTGTACAACACAACAGATAGAGGTGGGATAAAAAATCTTCACATTATCAATACTAGAAAGAAACACTGCAGAGCAATAGCAGAAATAAATGTAAATGGGTTGTTATACAGGGTAGACAGAGGCACAGTAAAGCACCAGGCAAGAAAGGGACATGTATACGCAACTACAAGTCTCAATATATCAAAAATAGATAAAGAGGGAAATGTCATAGAGGATATGTCAGGTGAGCAAAGAAGAGATACAGAAAAGATTCTAAAAAAGCTCATAGGCACATCTGAAGACTTTCTCTTAACTTCGTTGTCTTCTCAAGGTGAGATGAATACATTTATTAAGGAGAAGGCAACTTCTAGAAAAAATATATTAAGTAAATTTCTTGACTTGCAAATATTTGATCAAATGTTCAATATGGCAAAAGAGGAGTCGTCAGGGATACGTGTAGAGGCAAAAAATCTTCCAAAAATAGACTGGGATTGTGAGATAGATAAAATAGTCTTAGCAATTGAAAAGAAAAGAGAGAGCTCATGTCAGTATGAGACAGATTTATTAAAGCTTAGATCAAAGCAGCAAGATCTCAAAATTGAGCTTGCAACATCTCCAGATAGAGACCTTGTAACAATAGACGATGTCAATTATCAAAAGAAGCTTATTTTAGATTCCAATAAAAAAATTACCACACTAAATAAAAAATCCCTAGATCTATCTTGTGAGATAGAGCTATCAGAAGAAAAAATTAAAAAAATTAAACTTGTAAAGTCTCAATTTCCAGTAAGCGAAATTAAGCAAAAGATAAAAGACTTAAGGACAGCAAGAACAGAGCATCTGAAACTAGAGCATGAGACAGATAGGCAGAAAGCAATACTTTCAAATCAAGAAAAGTCAATAAAAAAGCTAGAAAACATACCATGTGGAGACTCATTTCCAAAGTGTAAATTTATAAAAGATTCTTATAAGAATAAGTCAAAAATAGATGAGCAGAGACAGCTAATTTCAATATTGTCAAGTCAGATAAAAGACTCTAAAAGATACATAAGACTTTTAGAAAAAGAAAGCTTAGAAGAAAATCTTAAAAAGCATGAAGCACTTATTAAAAAAGAATCAATACTTAGCGTTGATATTTCATCAAAGAAAATAACTCTCCACGAGACAGACTCTGAGATATCACAGCTAAGCAAAAAGATAGAATCTCTAAATGATGATCTATCAGAAATGGAAATGAGAGTAGTTGATGATGATTCAGAGAACACTGCAATAAAAATAAAGAGAAAGCTATCAGATATTTCATATAAGATAGCTGAAATTGATGCAAAAAGAATTTCTCTAGTTGAGCAAATTGGAAGTAGTGAAACTAGGTTGTCAAACCTAAAGTTAGAAAAAAAGAAGTCAAAAGATATATCTGACAAGCTACAAGTTTACGATCTTATTCTTCAAGCAGTTTCTAAAAATGGAATACCTAGACAGATAATGAGATCTCAATTACCCGTTATTAACTCTGAGATTTCAAATATTCTTCAAGGTATAATGGGGTTTACAGTAGAGCTGGAGGCAGACTCTGATTCCAACTCAATGGATATCTTTATTAACTACGGAGATTCTCGTAGAATAATTGAACTAGCCTCTGGTATGGAAAAGATGATAGCGTCGCTTGCAATAAGGGTTGCATTAATCAATGTTTCTTCTCTTCCTAAGACAGACTTGTTTATAATTGATGAAGGCTTTGGAAATCTTGATGAAAATAATATTGCAGCATGCAATAGACTTCTTACGTCTATGAAAAAGTGGTTTAAAAATATTTTAATAATTTCTCATGTAGAGGGTGTCAAAGATGTAGTTGATAACGTTCTCGATATATCCTCAGTAGAAAAGGATGCAAAAATTGTACACATATAATGTAGTTGAGGGCTTAAGACACATAAGATGTAAGTCTGGACTTGTAGTCGTTTACCCAAAGGATCTATCAAAGCCAACACCACTATTTTGTCCAATATGTGAATATATCATGAGAAGTAGATCTGACTCACAGTACTATGAAAAGTTTAATTGCTGCTATGAGTGCGGAATGAAGTGGGCTGAAATCGATCAAGAGTCTTGGAGCCAGGGAAATAGACCTTCAAAAAAAGAAGTTAGTGATGAAATTAAAAAGAGAAAATCTATTCCTATCTCTTTCTACTTTTGAGAGATACATATTGAAGAGGTATAAAAAATGCTTAATTTTCATGAAATTAATGTTCTAGGTGGAATATGTGATTCGACTATTGGAAGAAGCTCAACTGTAAAATCTCCAACAGTATCCATTAAAACAAGCTTACAGGGTGATATGTTTTCAGTAACATACACTACTGTTGTAAATCTTGCATCTGTATATGAAATGAGAGCGCTTGCCAAGCGCTATGAAGAAGAGTCAATCGGTGTAATTAAAGAATATATCAAGCATGTTAAAAAGGACTTTAAGTCAGAGGCTGGTAGGTCACTAAAAATTAAAGAAGAGTTTTCAAATGATAGTTTTGATGTAATCACAACTTCTCCATTTTCACCAAGAAGAACTGCGTACTATAAAAGAACATCATCATTTAGAGTTGGCTAATGTCAACAACAAACAAGTCAAGGCAAGTTAAGGAGATAATTAAGTGTGGAAAAGATCCCATTTACTTCTTTAACAAGTATACAAAAATACAACATCCAGTAAGGGGTCTTATTCCGTTTGACACGTATGCCTTTCAGGATGATTGCATTGATACGTTTATAGAAAATAGATTTTCAATCATCGTCAAGTCAAGGCAGCTAGGTCTATCTACACTGACAGCAGCATATGCAACCTGGCTTGCAATATTCCAGAAAGATAAAAACATTCTAATTATCGCAACAAAGCTTAGTGTTGCACAAAACTTTATTAAAAAAGTTAAGACAATAATTAGAAATCTTCCAAAATGGCTCGTACTTCCACAGATAGTGTCAAACAATAAGCAGTTATTGGAATTTAGCCACGGATCGTCAATTAAGGCAATCCCGACATCAGATGATGCAGGAAGGTCTGAGGCACTGTCATTACTGATTATTGACGAGGCAGCATTTGTAAGAAACTTTGATGAATTGTGGATGGGACTTTACCCTACAATCTCAACAGGAGGAAGGGTCGTCATTCTATCTACACCAAACGGTGTAGGAGGACAGTACCATGAGCTATATACACATGCAGAGTCTGGACTAAATGAGTTTAAGGCAATTAGACTCCCGTGGGATGTACATCCAGAAAGAGATCAAGAATGGTTTGAAAGAGAGACTAAGAACTTCTCAGTAAGAAAGGTTGCACAAGAGTATCTTTGTGACTTTGCATCTTCTGGTGAGACTTTTTTAACAGATCAAGATTTAAAATTTCTCCACTCTCAGATAAGAAGCCCAATAGACAGGGGAGGAAGAGACATGAATGTCTGGATATGGAAGTACCCACTTTCAGACAGGAGATATATTCTATCAGCAGACGTCTCAAGAGGCGATTCTAAAGACTACTCTACGTTCCATATAATAGATGTAGATGGGTGTGAAGTTGTTGCTGAGTATAAGGGAAAGATTCCCCCAGATGACTTTGCTGTGCTTATTAATGAATTTGGTCTAAAATATAATAAGGCAATTGTCTGTCCGGAAAACAATAGCTATGGATTTGCGACAATAATAAAGCTAAAGGATTTAAACTATCCCACTCTCTACTATAGAAGACGAAAAGCAGTGATTATTGGAGACTATATACCCCCTGGTGATACACAAGTTGCAGGATTTACAACAAGTGGAAAGACAAGGGGAATGATACTTACAAAGCTTGAAGAGGTCATTAGAAATAAGCAGATCGGAATATATTCATCAAGATTTTATGAAGAGATGAAGACATTTATATGGAAAGGCGGAAAAGCGCAAGCTATGAGAGGAAACTATAATGACGACCTAGTTATAAGTCTTGCAATAGGTTGCTGGCTATATGATTCATCTTCTGATCATAGTAGAAACTCTGCTGCACTTAATAAAGCTATGCTTGAAGCCATGAGTGTTAAGACAAATACAATGGACATGCCAAGAGATATTCCTTCTGCAATTTCTGACAATAGGCCTTATAATCCGATTAGAACAGATTCTAGCGACAATAAAAGAAATTCAAAATGGCAAGATAAGTGGGGTCAAAAATGCTCAATTTCACCTGAATTTGAGTGGGTGTATAAATAATTTATGTAGATCCAACAATGCTGTATATTGAATCTGGAGAGTAGCTATGGCAAAAAAGGGAGAAGAAAGCCTGTTTAGGAGGCTTACCCAGCTGTTTAGAAGCGGCCCTGTTATTAAGCGAAAGATAAAAGCTTATTCAAACAACAGACCTTCGTCAGCTTTTGATATTTTTAGAAAAAATCAAAGTCACGTCTATAATACTGCCATGAGCGCGTATGGCACATATGATAGAATGGCAAGATATTCAGACTTTAGTGAGATGGAATACACACCTGAAATATCTTCTGCTTTGGATGTGTACTCTGAAGAGACAGCTGCTTCAGATGAAAACTCTCAGATACTTCATGTTCATTCTGAGAATCCAAAAATCATGAAGCTTTTAGAAGAGCTATTTTTTGATACAATAAATATTGAATTTAATCTAACATCATGGGTTAGAAATCTTTGTAAATACGGAGATTTTTTCTTATTTAATGATGTCTCACCAGACCACGGTATTATTAATGTATTGCCAATACCTGTAAATGAAATCGAGAGAGAAGAGGGATTTGACCCAGAAGACCCACTTGCAGTAAGATTTAGGTGGGTCACACAGGGAAATCAAGTTCTTGAAAATTGGCAAGTTTCTCATTTTAGATTGCTGGGAAATGATGCATTCTTGCCGTACGGCTCATCAGTCCTAGAGTCTGCAAGAAGAATTTGGAGGCAGTTAATTCTTGTTGAAGATGCCATGCTGGTCTACAGGGTGGTTAGATCTCCAGAAAGAAGAGTGTTTAAAATTGATGTCGGAAACGTTCCGCCCGAAGACATTCCAAACTATATGGAACAAGTCCAGACAACACTTAAGAGAAGCCAGGTTGTAGATAAGACTACTGGAAGAGTAGACCTTAGGTATAACCCAATGTCAGTCGACGAAGACTACTATCTGCCCGTTAGGGGGTCAGAGTCAGGAACATCTATTGAGACACTTGCCGGTGGGTCAAATGCAACTGCAATTGAAGATGTTGAGTATATACAAAAGAAGCTATTTGCAGCGCTAAAGATACCAAAGGCATATCTTGGATATGATGAAGGGCTAGGGGCAAAAGCAACCCTTGCTCAAGAAGATATTAGATTCTCTAGGGCTATTAATAAGATACAGAGGACTATAATATCCGAGCTCAATAAGATTGCAATTATTCACCTTTATTCATATGGGTTTGAAGGTGAGGATCTTCTTGATTTTAATCTTATGCTTTCAAATCCATCTACAGTTGCACAGCAGCAAAAACTTGAATTATTTAGAACGAGATTTGAAATAGCTGGAAGCCCGCCAGAGGGTCTTGTCGATAGAGACTTTTTAAGAAAAAATATATTAAATCTAACAGATAAGCAAATAGCTGAAATTGAGCAAGGTAAGGTTGAAGATAAGCTTGTTGATCTTGAGGTAGAGGCAACTAAGCTTCCCACCCCAGTATCACAAGAAGGTGGTGAGGGCGATGATGCGCCGCCAGATGACTTCGGCGGAGGAGACGAATCACCTCCCGCAGACCTGGCTTCAGACGATAGAAATACAAATTCACTACCAGTCTTAATAGGTGACGGTGGAAAGGATGATATTGATATCTCTGAGGCAGATGACGACGATATTGTAAGATTTAGAATAGATGATGAAAATGCACCTATACTTGCACAGCACAAGATAAGCATTCATTCAAATATACTATCAGAAGATGGAGATGTTGACAAAGATGACTCTAGTGATGATAAAGATTCTAACCAGAATGAAGAAATGTCCCAGGCTGATAGGGCAAAAAAGAACAGGTCAAGAAGGAGAAAGAATACGCTTACTACAATCGGAGGACGAGGATTATTTCCAGATATCAATGCAATGGTTTCTACGGATAGGAAAAATCCAGATGATTCAATAGAGCACCCATTCGGCAGGCTTGATTTTTTTAAAGATGAAACAAGGTCATTAATAAATCCACTTAAAGAATCCGAAGATGATACAGATGTTGATCTAGACCTATCATTTTATGAGAATTTCTTTAGTAGAAGCACAACAAAACAGGCAAAGATGACATCAGACCTTAGATCTACATTAAAATCTCTTGAGAAAAGAATAAGTATTGATAAAAGGGAGATCTTAACAGAGTCCGATACCGAGGATGAAGAAGTAATTTAAAATGAAAAGCTCACATAATAAAAAAAGAAATGTAGGAATAGTCTATGAGCTTCTTCTTAGGCATGTATCGTCTATGTTGATTGAAGAAAGTAGGAAAAATGCTCAAAAAGCGCTGGATATTATTGAAAAATATTTTAATGAAAATACAGAACTATATAAAGAGTTTAGGCTTTTTAATGCGCTAGCCAAGTCAACTGTTAGTGATACTCCAATAGCAGCTGCAGTCCTAACTGAAGCAAAATCAGCAGCAAGACGGTGCAATGTTAAATCTCTGAATAGAGAGAAGTCAATGCTGATTAAAGAAATAAATTATAAAATAAATGACTCACAGTTCTACTATAGAAGAATACCTGAATATACAGTCTATGCAACTATTCAGTCTCTTTTAAATGAGTGGAGAAAGAATGATTTATCTGATCTATCAAAAATTGTCGACTATGAATCAAAAATAGTCAGATGGCTACTGGAAGAGAAGGTGAATGAAAATATAGAGGATCAAGTTGATCCAAATATTGATAAGCTTGTTGTTAAAATTTTAACAGAAAAATTTAATAAAAAATATGATAAGACATTAAATACAGAGCAGAAAGACATTATTAGATCTTACGTTTTTTCAATGTCGTATGATGAAGGTAGATCAATATATAAAAAGCTCAATGAAATAAAAGATAGAACGGTTTATGAGCTTGACAAATTTAGGAAAGAGACAGACAGCCAAGTCATTCTTGAAAAAATAGGTGAAGTCAAACAGAGAATATCAAATATAGATTTAGGTAAAATAGACGACCAATCTATATCTAGATTTCTCTTAGTATCAAGGCTTAAAGATGAACTTCTGGAGGAGAGATGAGCGATAAACTTCAATTGCTTACAGAGTGGATGCCACTTACGTATGATCCAAAAACTATTAATGAATCCTTAGAGAAAAATGGAGGAAAGTTTCTTTTAAAGGGCGTCTTGCAAAAGTCAGACACTCTAAATCAAAATGGTAGAATTTATCCTCATGCAATTCTTGAAAGAGAAATTAGGAATTATCAAAAATTTATTAGAGAAAATAGGGCGCTAGGTGAATGTGACCATCCAGATTCCTCAGTTGTAGAGCTTAAAAATGCATCTCACATTGTAAGAGAGGCACACATGGATGGAGACGTTTGTGTGGGGACAGTTGAGCTTCTCGACACACCTAGTGGAAAGATACTTCAAAGCCTAGTTCAATCAGGTGTAACTTTGGGAATATCTTCAAGAGGTGTTGGGACTACAAAATCTCAAGGAGAGACGCAAATAGTCCAAGAAGACTTTCAGCTAATTTGTTTCGATATGGTTTCTGAACCATCCACACCAGGTGCATTTATGCTTAGTGAAGGAAAAAATGTATCAAAAAAGGATCTAGATAACTTTTTTACTAAGAGTGATAAGGTTGATAGAATATTTAACGAAATACTATCATGGGGAGATGAGTAATGTCGTATAATCAGCTAAAACCCGGTCCAAACTTTGTTCCAGCGTATCAGCTTTCAGGAGTTCCCTATGTAACTTCAAGTGTTGGTGTAACAACAACACCTGTAGAGATAGAATTTCCCCAGGCTACGAGATTTTTTCAAGTTATAAATACGGGTGATACAAGTGCGCACCTGAGAGTTGGATTTACTGCAAATGGTGTAAATGCAAATCCCACAACAAATGGACATTATTTTATACTTTCAGGTACAAAATCAACTGAAAGGCTAGAGCTAAGGTGTAAATCTGTATTTATAAGAGCAGATGGGTCTCAAGTAGGAAGCTTCAGTCTAATAGCCGGCCTATCAGGTGTAGATGCAGGAGACTTTCCAATACTAACTGGTTCAATATCTGGATCTGGAAGAACAGCAGAGCCTAGATTTAAAGGAGTAGGGTGATGGCAAAGCTCTCAAAGAGAATGCTTAAGGAGATTGTCAAAGAGTGTCTTGTTGAAATATTAAATGAAGGAATCTCAGGAAATTCTTTAAATAATTCTCGACACACGGGAGGCTCTATAAGTGAGAATAAAAGAGCAGGCACGCTAATGAAAAATATGTCTAAAAACAATCTTCTAAGGTCGACAAGACCTGCTCTAGATTCTGTCAGCTACGGAAAAGAGCAAAAGATAGAAAATGGAAATTTTAGCAAAAACGTGTCATCTGCTGTTAATTCTTTAACTTCTGACCCAGTTCTTTCTTCAATATTTGAAGATACTGCAAGAACAACACTTCAAGAGCAAAAATCATCTGAATCCTCTAGCTCATCTATTGTTTCACACATGGCAGCTGCAATGTCACAGGGCGATACAGCTGCAAAGATCGTAGCCCAGAACGATCCAACTGATATTTTTGGCGGAGCTGCAGAAAAATGGGCATCACTTGCATTTTCTGATTCTGCAAATAAGTGAAGCAAGATTAGATTATTCTTATCTTTAGACAATATGTATGATTGAAGTCACTCTTACAACAGGAGAACATTATGGCTAGAGTTAAAAGACTAACACCCAGCGTCTTAAGAAGAATCATCAGTGAAGAAAAAAAGAAAATTGATGGTGCAAAAGAAGTTAAGGCAAAAGATATGGCAAATACCCTATCTAATAAAATTGACTATCTTAAGGCACTTAAGATTCGTGAAGTAAAGCTTAAAAGAAAGCTTAGTAAAATAATTAACGAAAGAAAGAGAGTCAAAACGTCAATAATGAAGGATTTATAAGATGCCAACGCACACACAAGCGACTGTGGTAGCAGCAGGCCCATCTGGAGATGGAACACTGGGTCGTAGAAGTGATACAAACCTAAGGGCAGCATTTTCTAAATCTCCTCTATATAATGAGTACAATGAGTCAATAGTAAACGATATAGGTGTTTCAGCATTGAACGGAAACGGCGGCTCAGGTGATAGCTCAACTGGCGTCTCTAATGGAATAGTAAATGATGCAGGTCACACATTTGGATCTTTCGATCTAAACTATGGTGATTCTCCAAATGTTCAAGATGTTGAAACGGGCGGCGGCGGTCTACCATCAACTCCGTATACACCTAATCCAACGTCTCCGGGTCCGGGAAGTGTCTTCCCAAATGATCAAGATGAGTTTACAGGCGAAATACACGGACCAGGTGTCGAATTCGGATCTGGCCTCGGTGGTCTTGCAAATCCATCAGAAACAAGGGCTGGAATATCAAGTCAGACTCTAAAGTCGTATATATCAGGTCGATCTTACGAAGGTTCTGACGGACAGGTGTGACTTGAAAAAAGGGCTGCCCAGGTTGAGTCTTAAGCGGCTTTTTAATATTAATGAGCAAGGTTTAGGGGGCCAGCCCTCAACATCGTATACGCCATATGATGGTAGAAAGGGTCACGGATACGGAACACTTGATCCAAAGTTTGACATAACATATAAAAAAGGATCATCATATCCGTATACTGACCCTCCTGAAGAATATGATGTTGAAGTTGTTGATGATGCCTTTGAGGGAGATATGTCAACATTAGACAAGTTCGTAAGAATGATTAATAGGAACTTTGTTAGAACAGATCCTTCAAATAGAGCTGACAGAAGCTCTTTTGTGTCAAATCAAAGAATAAGACTCCCAGAGATGAGATCGATATCTACAAGAAAGGGAGATCCTGAGCATGGGTCGATGTCTCCCATACCATTTAAGACACTATATAAGAATCAAACAGGGCCAGCAATAGGTGCACCTACTCAGGCAAATCTTTATACAACGGGTCCGTATGGGCCATCTGGGCACAGAACAGGAACACACTACGGAACATCAAGAAAGCCTCTTTTTCTAGGGTCGCAGGATACAGATCCAAGTGATGAAATTATGGCATATACACTTGAAGATATACTTGATCCGAGCGCTGAGCCGCTTAAACCGATCATTAGAGCAAGAATAACAGCTAAAAATAGTGTGGAATAGATTCGATTTATTGAATAATTAATATTGAAAATAGTTAATTTTACTATCAAGGGAAGAACCATAATGTCAAAATCACTCTACGAAGAAGCAATTGCTGAGGCAAGACAGCTTAGAGAAGTTGCTGAGAAAAATGCAAAAGCAGCTTTAGTTGAAGCAGTTACACCAAAGATAAGACAGTTCATAGAAGATCAGCTGGTTAGAGACCATACAGACATGAGTGACAAAGATATTCTTGAGGAAGTAGCTTCAGAAGCAATTGGAAATTCCAATAGCGACAGTGTTACACTAGATGAGTCCGCCATATACTCATTAATGAGCCTTTTAGGAGGTTCAAAAGAAATATCAGATAGCATGGCAAAGACAATGAAAGATGCTTTAAGTGAATCAGTTGATGATTTGTCAAATGAAGAGAGACAAAAGCTAGTATCAATTACTAGAAAGCTTGAACGGCAGGATGGTATTTTACCATCCAGCGGAATAGTTATGAATCGAAACAACACCCCTACTATTGAGGAGAGCCAAAACATGGCAAGAACAAATGAAACACTCTACGAGGTAGATATTAATTCTTTAATGACAACTCTTAGCGAAGGCAAGCACGATAAAGAAGGGCCAGATACTAAGAAAGACCCTGTAGATGAAAATAGCGCAATCATAGCACAGATGCTTGCAGAGCTAGATGATGACAAGGATGAGATGTACGATCCCCTTAGTGAATATGACCTCCTTGAGCAGGAAGAAGATCTTATGGATGAACCTCTTGACGAGCCTGTTGGCGATCTTCCTGCAGATGAACCTGCTGGGGGTGAAGCGGATGCTGATGTTGTTGCTGCTGCAGAGACAATTGAAGCTGGGCTAGACGATCTTCTTGCTGCCCTAGGGATGGAAGGAGGCGAAGAGCTTCCGATGGGTGAGGAACTACCCCCACTCGAAGAGCTACCTCCAGATGAAGGGGGAGATGAAGAACCTCTTGCAGAGGTTCTTGATGTAGATATTAATATGCTTAGATCTGAGATTAAGAGAATGAGACGACTTGCAGAGGAGGCAGCTCCAGGTGCTGGGTCTACAGATCCAAAGGCTAAAGACTACGGCGGCGGAAAGGTTGAGAGAGAGCTTTTTGTCGACAGTGAAGATAAACACCTTAATGTTCAAGCAGAGAACAGAAAACTGCGAAATGCATATACAAAACAGGGGCGCACGAATCGATCCCTGGCTGCTAAGCTCGATGAATACAGAAGTGCCGTTCATTCACTTCGTGAGCAACTTACAGAGATGAATCTATTTAATGCAAAGCTTCTTTATGTTAATAAGCTTATGCAAAATGGTGAAGTTTCTTCAGCGCAGCGTCGTTCAATAATAGAGGCTCTCGATAGTGCGAAGAGTCTTCGTGAAGTTAAGCTTCTATACAAGACCTTAACAGAATCTATCGGGAATCGAAAGAAAGGAAGAACGCTGACTGAATCAGCGGTTCGGAGAAATCTTGGTTCCGCATCCCGCACTACAACAAGGTCATCAACACCACATTCGGGTGCTGCTGAGCTAGACCGTTGGGCTAAGCTCGCGGGAATAAACAAATAATACTCAATTCATCAAACTTAGGAGAAAAAAATGAGTAAGTCTTTTACGTTAAGCCAATTAACAGAAGGAATACGTCAACGTCACCTGGGTGCACACAACAAGCGTCTCGTTGAGAAGTGGTCACGTACCGGTCTTCTTAGAGGGCTTGATGGCCAGCATCGAGAGAACATGGCAGGCCTTCTTGAAAATCAGGCTGCACAGCTTCTTAGAGAAGCTAACTCTGTTGGAACAGGAGCCGGTGCAGGTACCGCCTCTGGAGACCTTCAGGGATTCACAAATATCGCGTTTCCAATCGTCCGTCGTGTTTTCGGTGGCTTGGTTGCAAATGAGCTAGTTTCAATTCAGCCAATGAGCCTTCCTTCCGGACTGCTATTCTATCTGGATTACACATATGGCTCAAGGGTCGGTGGTGACACAAACCTTGCCACAGGCGCTGCAGGAGCAGCTGATGCTCAGACCTATAAGATGGGTCAGTCAATCTATAACAACCCAGCAGGAAAGGGAGTACGCTCCGGATCACTTGCAGCAGGTGGGCAGTATGACCTTGTCGGAACTTCATTCTCCAAGGTTCACACATCCTCAGCCTCGATTACTGTTAAGGCTTCAGGTTCGTTTGGTGCTAACTCAACTCTTGGACAGGCTACTACCGCACACGCGACAGGTTCTGATGGAAAGCTACTTCAGTTTGACCCACAGATCACATCGCTTATTGAAGATGATCCCTCCAGAGATGGTCTAGGAACATTCCAGTTCGTTCTGTTTAATCTAAGCTCGCTTCCAGCAAGCACAGATCTTACAATGTACAAGGAAATTTCAATATTCAGTGCTGTTCCAGGCGCAGCAGCTCCATCAACAGCTAATAACGTTGGATATGGCGCAATTCCAGAGTCGATTCAGGGAGGAAAGAACATCCTCAACGTACGTCGTCTAAATCAGCTTGGAACTTGGGTTGGAGATACATTCACTTCAGATCCATTTGCAACCAGAAGCACAAGTAATGGTGTACTTCTAACAGTAGTATCTGGAACAAGAGGCCGAGGAGGTGGCGCTGCCACACTTAACCTTACAGCTTCTGTTGTTATATCACCAACGCTTAGTGTTGAAAGCGACGGTTCAGCTCTAACGATTCCATCGTTTGAGTCCAACTTTAGCACATCTTCACCTTCACCGATCATCCCAGAGATCGACATCAAGATCGAGTCAATCGCTGTTACAGCGGTAACCCGTAAGCTCCGTGCTCGCTGGTCACCAGAACTCGCTCAGGACCTGAACGCTTATCACAGCTTGGATGCTGAGGTTGAGCTTACACAGATCCTATCCGAGCAGATTGCTCTTGAGATTGACAGAGAGATCCTAAATGATCTGCTATCTGAAGCAGCTGGTGCTAACTACTACTGGTCACGTATGCCTGGTAAGTTTGTTAACAAGACAAACGGAACTGTTCAGGATAAGGCAAGCACACTGTCTGCTGGTCCCCAGTTCACAGGTACTGTCCGTGAGTGGTACGAGACGCTTGTTGAGACAATTATTGATGTTGCAAATGAGATTCACAGGAAGACACTCCGTGGCTCAGCTAACTTCATCGTAACCTCACCAGATGTTGCTACAATCTTCGAGGCATCAGTTCTTTACAAGCCGAACCTCAAGATTGACGGAGATGGACAGGTCGGTGCTCCATTCCAGCTTGGTGCTGCCAATATCGGCTCTCTAAGCAACCGATTCACGGTTTACAAGGATCCATATTTCCCACGGAATAAGGTTCTTGTTGGATACAAGGGTGGAAGCTATCTTGAAACAGGATATGTTTACGCTCCATATGTCCCGCTGATCGTTACACCTACTATCTTCCAGCCGGAAGACTTCACACCCCGTAAGGGAGTTATGACTCGCTACGGTAAGAAGATGGTTAGAGGTGACTTCTACGGTACAGTTACAGTTATGGATCTAAACGTCATATGATGTAAGATTTACATTGATCTCAAAGGGGCGGCTTTTTAGCCGTCCCTTTTTTTATTAACTGATTGAATCAGTTGGTTATTATCTAATATGATAATTTCACACAAGAATAGATTTGTATTTTTTAAACCTATGAAAGTTGCAGGATCAAGCTTAGAGGTTGCTTTAAGCAGATTTTGCGGAAAAGATGATATATTAACTGGTACAAATCACATAGCAGAAAATCTATCTAGTGAATATGAATATCCAGCTAGAAATAATATGATATCACAAAATCTGAAACGAGATGCTGCAATTGAGGCTATGAGGGCATCTGGAAATATCGACAAAGTCACAAAAGAAATGATTGATGAAGGATTTATTGTACGCTTCCTAGAGCCAAGGTTTCATATGCACGCAACTCCGTTACAGGTTCAGCTATCAGAAGACATAGACACATCAAGCTATAGGCAGATAACAATAATAAGAAACCCCTGGGATATGATTGTTTCATTTTTTTGGTGGTCTTTCTATACTCTTCCAAACGGATATGTTGATAAAAATGGAAACGTATATAAGAAAGATCAAGCATATAGGCTTTCACCGGCTAGAAATCCAGATATTTCACCAACAGAGAATGACACCATATCAGAACTTAGACTAAAGTTTGAGATATTTTGTCAAATGTCTGCTGATATGATAGGTCCATACGGATTAGAGAAAAATGTCAAAGTTGTTGACTGGTTTATTAATAGAAATTTAGAATACTACGCCGATAGCATAGATCATATTTTAAGATTTGAATCAATTCAAGATGACTACAATGCTCTCTGCAAAGACCTGTCTCTAGATTCTTCACCACTCCCAAGACTTAAGACATCTCAGAGAAAATTAAAGACACCCTATAGAGAATATTTTAATGACTGGACATACAATTACATAGAAAGCAGAGTTAGCCAGTGGAAAGAAAAATTTAAATATTCTTTCTAACTTAGTGACTTGATAAGAATACTTACTGATAAGCCCGGCACCTAGCATAAAGGCGACCCCACCGTCGTGTCGGAAGCATGTGGACTTAACACCTATTAAAAGGGAGAAAATTATGCCAAAAATGACCTATACAACCGCTAAGGGCTTAGTTCAATCAGGAGGATCTGGTGCTCCAAATATGTACTGGATGAAGCCAGGAAGCACAACTGCTTCAGGTGCTGGTGCAATTCCAGTCACACATGCATATGTTGCTGCCACAGCCGGCGGTGCCGTTGCCTGGACTCTTGCCGATGGCGACCCCGGTCAGGTTCTACAAATTTATTCAGTAGATGCAAACACCGGAACACTTACACCTACAACTGCGACGGGTTGGGCAACAATCGTATTTACCGACGCGGGTGACCGTGCTGTGCTTCAATTTATTGATGGTACTATTGGGTGGATAATTCTCGGTCTTTCAGGAGTTGCAGCTCCACCTGTTACTACAGTTTAATTCATACCGTTAAGATAGACATCTATCTTATAAGAGTAGACAGCTTAAAGCCCGCACTATGTGCGGGCTTTTCTTTATTTCAAAAAATAAGATATTTTATTAAATATTTATAATGTGATACTATGGTAAGTTATCATGGCAAGTACAATGAGAACTGTAAGAAAAAATTACAGTAAGCAAAAAAATGTTAAAAATACAAATTCTCAATTCTACGCTGACGAAGAAGTTAGCAATGATGATGAGAGCGGTGATAAAGTGAAACCAGTAGATAAAAAAGAAAAAACAGAGAATGCAAAAAAGGAGACAGAAAAAATAATGTCCAATTCTAATGATGATTTTGATTTTGTAGCAGATTATGATGAACCAGTAGAGAGTGGTGGCGATAAGCTTTTACCAGAAAATGAGGCACAATCCTCAATATCTGTAGGCTTTGTAGGTGTCGGCGGAGGCGGTGGAAAGCTAGCGAAGGCATTTATAGACATAGGGTTTAAAAAGACACTAGTCGTAAACACAACAGAAAAAGATCTACCTGCTGGAATAGACAAGGAACATTTTCTTCTTCTACCTGGCGCAGATGGTGTGGGTAAAAATGTCAAGCTAGGAAAGAAAATATTGACAGAAAATAGTGCATTTCTTGAAGACTTTTTAAGAACAAGGCTGGGAAAAGTTGACTGGCTCTTTGTCCTTGCTGGTGGCGGAGGAGGAACAGGAAGCTCTTGCTGCGCACTAGACGGAAGTCTTAATAGATATCTAAAGTCTACATCTGCATCTGGCAAGGTTGTATATATCGTTACAGCACCAACAGCTCAGGAGCTTTTAAATCCAACTATTGAGGAAAACTACAAGCTTCTAAGAGAAGATGTCTCAGATAAGCCTCATATCATAATTGATAATGAAAGACAGCTACAGCTTCTTAGAGGAAAGGTTGGAATGCTTGGTCTATATCCAGCAGCAAATAAGAACTTTGCAAAGCTAATTGGTCAGATATTAAAGCTTTCTAACGAGCCATCACCAATTCAGACTTTTGATTCAAAGGATCTTGAGAGATGTCTAAGTACACAGGGGAGAATGTTTCTAGGGACAACAGTGATAAGAGATCCAAGTGATCCGAACCTTGGATCGCTCATATATCAGAACTGCCTTAGCAAATCACCATGTCCAGCCCCTACTGGCCGAGCACAGACAGGCGTGCTACTTCTTGTCGTTACATCTGAAATGGCTTCTGATCCAGCCCTAAGCAACCAATTAGAGGCAGCAATATCTTACGTGGGAGGAAGAACATCAGCCCTATTTTCAGGAGTCTATGTTAGAGAGGGTCTTCCCGGATTGATAGCAATATCAGCATTGGGTGGAATTGAAGAAAAATAATTTAAAGTAATTTATTTTTTAAATTAAATTCTATCTTTTATTATGGGACATTTTTTGATTCTATGCTGCATTTTTGCGATTGACATCATTATTTATTCTCTAGTCTAAGTACATACTTATTGATAGTTATTCTTCTAGAAGGAACTGTCAATGGCAACTTTTTCAAATACAACTAGTCCTACACCGTTTGGATTTTTTGACGACGATACAGATTTTCAGCTCGAGGCTGACAATATAGTAACATTTGTCAAGAGAAAGATGGGTGATGATATCCTTAGTGTCGAGCTTACTAAGAAGCAGATCTGGGGAAACCTTGAAGAGTCCTGTCTCGAATATGGGTCAATTTTAAATCAGTATCAAGCTAAGTCACAGCTCATTCAATTTTTAGGAATGCCAACAGGAAGCCACCTTTCAGGATCAGAGCAGAAGTACCCTAGAGAGAATCTGGAGTATCTCATAAGATTTGCTGAACCATATGCTATGGAAGCAGGCGTCGGAGGATCCTATAATACAATATCGGGATCTATTCAGCTAGTTAAAGATCAGCAAGACTATGATATATACACAGATTTAAAAGACTCGCACGGAGGAATATTATTTCAGTCTGGAAGTAATTCTTCACCCAAGACAAAGCTTAAGATAAGCGAGGTCTTTCACTTTGGCCCAGAGGCTGCATATAGATTTTTTGATACAACTAGTGCAATTAACTATCTTAATAATGAGTTCAGCTTTGAGTCATTCACACCAGAGACTATATTCTATGTTCTTCCAGTCTTTGAAGATATACTAAGAGCAGGCCAGTTAGACTTATCAAACAGGGTTAGACGATCTAACTATTCATATAAGATTCAAGGTACAAAAATAAGGATATATCCGAAACCATCTACCTCTGACCCTAAAAAGCTATTTATAAGAATTATGTTTAGACCAGACCCACTCAATCCTGCGTATGAAGATGATACAATTCATGGTGTTTCCAATCTTTCAAATATTCCGTTTGGAAATCTGATATACGCTAGGATTAACAGCATAGGAAGACAGTGGATTAGACAGTATTCACTTGCACTAAGTAGAGAGCAGCTAGGGTTGATTAGGTCTAAATTTGGAAACATTCCTGTTCCGGGGTCTGATGTCACATTAAACGGATCAGACCTAATAACACAGGGAAGGGCAGATAGGGATGCACTTGTTACGCAGCTAAAGGAAATGCTTGACACGCTGACATATGATAAAATTATGGAGAATGCTGCTACACGCGCAGAATCTGTTCAAAAACAGCTTAGATTTTCACCAATGCCAAATGGCTTTACAATCTTTATGGGATAAAAGATGGCAAGACTTTTCATCACACCTCGTGAGATAGATTTTATAAATGATACTGCAAAGGAAATTGTAAAAGATGTAATTGGACAAAAGATATACTTCTTTGCTGTATCAGAGATAAAAACAAATGTTCATGATGTATATGAAGAAGCACCTGAAAAAATATTTGAAAAACCTGTTCAAATTGACTGCATGGTGAAATATGAGCCACAGGTAATTAAGACAAATAGATTTGGTAGTGAAGAATATTATAGCATAGAAGTCTATATCCAAAAGAGAGATCTTCTTGACAAAGAGATTGAAATACGTGAAGGTGATTTTTTTAGTTATGGAACAATATTCTTTGAAGTCATACAAGTTCCAGACTCTCAAACAATATATGGTGAGATAGAATATACAAGCTTTATTACAGTTAAAGGCAAGCAGGCAAGAAAGGGTCAATTTAACTCTAAGATGTTCGGTCCTACTGATGAAGCTTACAGTGATGAAGATGCTGTCCAGGAAACCTTTGTACAGCAAAGAGGATTTGATGAAAATAGGCTTGGAAAGACTGCTGATGAAAGAGACCTTGTTAAAAAGGGAATTATCGATAAGCCAATTACAGGCCCTGCAGAGGTTTCTGTAAAGGGTACTGACTCAAAAGCAGGCTCATCATTTTATGGAGATGACACTTAGGAGATAAAATGGCAGAGGGAATTCCAAAAAAATTCGAGGGAACAAATGTCCCAGATGATTTCTATATACCTCCATGCGGTATTGAGAATATAGATAGGGCAATATTTGAACTCTTTGATAAGCGACTTAATTTTTCAATATCTGTTGACGGTGTACCTAGAAAGGTTCCAGTCGTCTTTGCTGCAGGTGAAAGATTTGCACTTACAAGGCGCTTATCTGACATAAGAGATGTCAACAATACACTAATCCTCCCCATTATATCCATAGAGAGGGGAACAATAGACTACTCTGCAGCACAAAGCCCATATGGGACACCAATTGCGACAAGAGATCAGATATCATATACAGTAAGGAGAAGGCTAGATAGCACAGATAGAGACTATCAAAACATTATCAACAAGCTATCTTTAAAAAATCAATCAAACGTATCAAGTAGAGATAATTTTGGAAGTAGTGAAATATTTCCAGGAAATGATGCAAGGCCGGGAAGGGTTGCGTCTAGAAGAAATTCATCAAACTTATCATTTGTTGACAATCCTAGTGGGAAGCTACTGTCTCCAAATATTGAAGATAATATATTTGAAATAATAACAATTCCCTATCCTGAGTTTGTAACAATAGAATATAATGTTTCATTTTGGACACAGTACTTGCAAAATATGAATAAGCTTCTTGAATCAATCCTTATCCAATTTGATGGACAGGAAAAGGCCTTTAGGATAAATACAAGAGAGGGATACGAGCTAGTTGCATACTTTCAAGGACAATTCACATCAGATACAAACTTTAGTGACTTTACAGACAATGAAAGAGTAATTAAGCATAATTTTAATATCAAGGTACCTGCATTTATTATTGCACCAGATTCAGATGATCTTCCAACTCCATTTAGAAGATTTTTATCTGCACCGACTATTGAATTTGGAGTCAGTCAAGCAAAAAGCCAGATATCATCAACAGAGGCAAAAGGCCCAGGTCAAAATGACATAAATAAGTTTATACTTAGCGATGTTAATGAGCTTGACTCAAGCGGTAATCAGCTTGATCAAAGAGGACAGCACGGTGTAAGAGTTCTTGAGACAATTGCGAATCCCTTTACTGGAAAAAATGAAAAGAAATTTGTTAAAATTATAACAAAAAACCAAAGGTCTGGAGAGACTGTTGCAAGCTCTAGAATTATAGTAGACCTAGAAACAATAAATGATACCAATAGTCATTGAGACATTTGACTCACAAGACGATAGTTATATGTGAGTAGATTGAATTAAAGGAGAAAGATCTATGTCTGAACAGACCTTCAGATCGCCGGGATTTTTTGAAAGAGAAATCGACCTATCTCAAAGGTCCGAGGAGATTTCAGGTGTTCCAGCAGGTGTCATTGGAACATCAGAAACAGGACCTGCATTTATTCCTGTTACAGTTGGATCATTTGCTGACTTCCGGGCTAGATTTGGCGACCTAGACTCTACAAAGTTTGGGCCGTATGCGGCTAATGAATTTTTAAAAAATAGAACAGCACTAACCTTCATAAGGGTTCTGGGCGCTGGATCAAATGAGACATCTACAGATATTGCCAATACAACAAATATGGGAACTGTAAAGAATGCAGGCTTTAAGATAATCGGAGCACAGACAAATGCTTCGATTGGTGCTGGAAGATCTGGATTCTATGAGGGTGCAGTGCAGTTCATAGCTGCAAGGCATATTATTGACAAGAATGAAGATGTAGGTTTCCCAGTATTTTCTGACAATGTCAGCTATGGCCTAAGCCGTACAGATAGGGGTGATGAGGCGTTTCTCGTGAGAGGAATGGTCTTTATGTCAACAGCAAGCAAGCTTCAGATTCTTAGCTATGACGCAAATTACTCTCCAGCAACTGAGTCTGATCTTGCAACTGCAGGACCGGGATCACTTGGAGAAGCAAGCCCTCTCTATAAGAAGTTTAAGCTTGTTATATCAAGCTCAGCCGGGACTTCATTCGGTAGCGATGAAGGATATGCAGGATTAAAGATACTTACTGCATCTCTAGACCCATCGGATGATGCATATATTTCAAAGGTACTAAATACAGATCCAGAAAGATTTCAAATTGAGCAGCACCTTCTTTACGGTGACTTTGCCGTTGAAGATGAAATAGCAACAATTTCAACAGGGTCTGGAGATATAGGCCTTCTTTCAGGATCAAATTCTACATCTCCGTCTTCTGGAGATACTTCTCTTGCATATAGAGATATGTTTGGAAGGTTTGACACAAGATATAGGGGCGCAAAAACAACACCGTTTATCTCTCAACCTTACGGTGAAAAAGAGTGGGATTTATTCCACTTTGAGACAATTGCAGATGGTGCTGCTATTAGTGATAAGTATAAGGTGTCAATATCTGATATTAGGATGTCATCTGATCCGAAAAATCCAGTTGGATCATTCTCTGTCCTAGTAAGGGCATTTGATGATACAGATACAGCACCTCAGGTGTTAGAGCAGTATGGAAACTGTACACTTGATAAGAATGATGATGATTTCGTTGCTAAAAAGATCGGCGACCTAAGCGTTAAATTTAACTTTGATGCAGAAGATCCCGATGAAAGAAGATTTGTTGTTAGGGGAAGCTATCCAAATGTTTCAAACAGGGTCAGAATAGTCATGAGCAATGACTTCTTAAATGGAAATGTTCCAAGAGATGCACTTCCGTTTGGTTTTAGAGGCCTCCCTGTTCCTAAGACAAATAACCTTCTGTGCGATGTAACTATTTCAAAATCCACAACACCTGCTGCGTCAGGAGTGCCACAATACCTGCTTGATGTTGTCGGCGGATCTGATACTGTCAGAATGGCATTTGTATCAGGCTCGTGGCATCAAACAGCAAACGAGCCCGATGACGATTCTCAGCCCCAACTTAAGCTATCAGGATCAATTGTTCCACCAGTTCCTCATAGATTTAAGGTGACCAGGGGTAATACATCTGTATCAAGAAGGACAGATGCAGCTCGCACTGCTGCAGGATATCCTGGAACAAATGAGAGGGCTGATAACAGATACTATTGGGGTATCATGACAGCGAGGCTTCCAAGAACTGGCACCCTTGCTGATGCCATACTCAATCCAAATGTAGGTTCTGAGCCCAATCCTCTAGTTAGAAGCTATACTAAGTTTCTCGGAATTGAAAAGCTAGATTCTATGGTAACAGGATCTGGTGCAGATAGATTTAATGATAATAAATTCTCTCTATCAAAGGTCGCACTTGGAAACAGGCTTGATGGAAGAACTCTAGTTAAGACACTAGAGGCTAACATTACAGGATCAGCAGATGAGCACATGCTAGATGCTGCATACATTAGAGATGGAAGGCCAATACCTGGAGACTACACTGTCCATGATCATGTCGGAGGGGCAACTAGAAGGGTGACACTGGGATCTTTGGTCTCGCTCACATCGTCTGTATATTTTAATAGATTTTCAAACTACAATAAGTTTACAAATATATTCTATGGCGGATTTGATGGAAACAATATTCTAGATGTTGATATGTCTAGAATGAATGATAGGGCTGCTTCAACTGATACAGGCGGAAAGGCTGGAAGGACAAATCCAGCTGCAAGCTCTGACCTTGATATTGGTCTTACATCAACATATAACGTAGGGACAGGAAAGTTCAATAACGCGATATTCTCATACAGGTCTGCAATAGATATTATAACAGATCCCATGGTTACAAGGATTAATATCCTGTCTGTTCCAGGGATAAGAGATACATTTGTTACAGATCATGCTGCAGATAAGACACGTGACTACAGTCAGGCAATGTATCTTATGGATCTGCCACTATATAACTCAGATGAAGTTAGAATGTTTGATAATGATGGCTTGAGAGCAAGTGTTGAAAAGACTGTTGAGAAGCTAGAGTCTCGGGCTGTTGATAACAATTATGTTGCAACATATTTCCCTGATGTAAGTATGATAGACGATAGCACAGGAAATCCTGTAAGGATGCCTTCTTCAATCGCTGCGCTATCTGCTCTCGGATTTAACGATGCTGTATCATATCCATGGTTTGCACCAGCAGGATTTAACAGGGCAGCACTCTCAAATGTGGTTAACACATCATGCAGATTAAACAGCGCAGATAGGGATGATCTATATGATGCAAGAATAAATCCAATAGCAACATTTCCAAATGCAGGATTTGTTATATTTGGGCAAAAAACACTTCAGCAGGCAAAATCTGCACTCGATAGAGTAAATGTTAGAAGAATGCTTCTCGAAGTTAAGCGCCTTGTATCAGAAATTGCAAGAAGTATTGTGTTTGAGCAAAATACACCGACAACTAGGGCGAAATTTGTATCGCAGGTGACACCTCAGCTAGCACTAATTCAAAGCCAGCAGGGAATTGATCAATTCAGAGTTGTTATGGATGAGAGCAATAATACTACAGAAGACATAGAGTCAAATAGGTTAAATGGTAAGATTATTCTTGTTCCAACTAGAGCAGTTGAGTTTATATCAATTGACTTCATTATTACAAATTCTGGTGTTAGTTTTGAGTAACTTATATTTAATTATTAGAAACTTTGGAGAAAAGAAGAATGCCTGAACTGACATTCAAAAGCGCTGGTATCAGCGTAAGAGAAATTGATCTATCGCAGCCGACTCCTACAACACCAACTGGTGTTCCTGCAGGTATTATCGGAACATCAAATGAAGGCCCGGCTTTTGTCCCTGTGACAGTTGCAAACTTTAGTGAATTCATATCTAGATTTGGTTCAACAGATGGTGAAAAATTTGGGCCTCTAGCAGTCAATGAGTGGCTTAAGAATGCATCTTCTGCAACATACATTAGAGTTCTAGGTGCTGGAGACGGAAAGAGAAGAAATACAAGCACAGGAAAAGTTACAAACGCTGGATTTGTAGCTGGTGCACAACAGGTCCAAGCAACTGGAATAGTTGCAGCAAATCCGTTTGCAAATACCGGAGGAGACACAGGAAACACATATTTTCTAGGCTGTTATATGTCTCAGTCGTCTAACTCCTCTGTATTTATAGATGCAGGAAATATAGATCATAAGCCGATAGTTAGAGGAGTCTTAATGGCACCCGATGGTGTTATATTAAGGCTCTCAAGCTCCTCGCCGACTGGTTCAAATCTTATGAATGCACCAGGTTCAACTGTAATTGGCAAAGAGGGCAACACTCTTATGCGAGGAGCAGTTACAGGGTCTGTAGATCTTGCAAATGGAAACTTTGTCATGATGCTCAATGGCCACAAGGGAACAGCTGAGAATCCCAGAGTCATTACTGCATCGTTTGATGTCAATTCTCCTATGTATCTTCCAAACGTCTTTAACACAGATCCGTTTAGCATTCAAGAAGCAGGACACTATCTTTACAGCCACTATGACATCCACAGCTCTCAGGCAGTCGCTACAGGCTCAGGCTTTATAGTTCAAAACTATCCAGGCCCTCATAGAATAAATCTTGGAGAGGGAGATCACGTACTTGAGCCTATTGCATTCCTAACAACAGGTGCCCTTGCTGGAGGAAGCTCAACTGTTCCAGACTATAGGTCATTTGAAGATAGATTCGCAACTGCAAAGTCTCCATATGTCATATCACAGGAGTTCGGCGGAAGCCCTTATAATCTATTTAAAGTTGAATCTTTATCAGATGGCTCAGCTTCAAACACTAGATTTAAAATATCAATAGAAAATATTGCAAAATCGAATTCTGATGCAAATCAATTTGGAAAATTTGACCTTGTAGTTAGAGATTTTTATGACAATGATTCAGAAAAGGTAGTTCTTGAGCAATTTAGAGGGCTTTCACTGGATAGGGATTCTGATAGATATTTTGCTAGAGTCATAGGTGATCAAAAGATCTATTTTGACTTCGACCAAAAATCAACTGCACAAAAGATGGTTGTAGATGGTGATTTTAAAAATCAGTCAAGGTATATAAGAGTCAATGTATCTTCTGAGGTTGTTGCAGGATCTGTACCGGACAATGCACTACCACTAGGATTTAGAGGCCACTTCCATCTTGTTACATCTGGAACAGCTCCTTTAACAACCGTATTAGATGGATCCGGCGGTGGGGGTCCAAACACGCTGGCTGCTGACATGGCTTCAAATGTACTAAAGCGGTCAATCGTTCCGCCCGTTCCGTTTAGAGATAATTTAAATATTGGATTAGACCCTAAGAAAGTAGTGCAGCCAAGTCTTTACTGGGGATGTCAATTTACAAGAAAGGTAGACTTAGACCAGCCAAACAAGCCTGATCTTTTTGAAAGAAGCTTTGAAGGCTATGCCAAATATTTTCCAACATTTGCTGTCTCAAATCTAAATGTCTCTGTTGGAGATAATGAAGGAAAGGCAGACACATCTGCAAACCCACTTCTTGATGCAGACAGATTTAATAACAATAAGTTCACACTAGAAAACATTAAGGTGAGAACTGGATCTGATACTTACGCAGATCCGAAGGAATGGGTAACAGCTTCATATGTTAGAAATGGAGACATATCTGCAAATCCCGGACTTAAGACTAGAGCATTCTCAGTTAATGATCTTGGGGTCGTTGGAAATAGAAAATATGCCAAGTTTACATTCTTCCTTCAAGGAGGATTCGATGGTACAAATATCTTCAATAAGGATAAGTCAAACCTTCTAGACAATGCAGCAAAAAGAGAGATGGATGATTCATCAAATCAGGGCGGAAAAGATGGTCCAACAGTTGCATCATATAGAAAGGCAATAGACATCATTGGTAGCAAGACAGATGCTGAGATAAAGCTACTTGCTATCCCAGGGATGAGAGACGAGTCGATATCAGACTACGCAATAGATGCAGTTGAAAGTAGATTTGATTCAATGTATATAATGGATATTGAGGAATATGACACTGTCAACAAGATAGTTACATCATCAATCCAAGATGTAGGTGTTTCAAATACAGTTACAAAGTTCAAAAATAGAGCACTAGACACATCATTTGCTGCTGCATACTTTCCAGATGTAGTTGTGCAGGATCCGACGACATTAACAAATGTTAAGGTTCCGCCATCTGTTGCAGTTCTGGGCGCATTCTCTCTAAACGATACACTTGGACACCCATGGTTTGCTCCTGCAGGATTCTCTAGGGGGTCTCTGACGTCAGTAATACAGGCCTCAGTAGACCTTAACAGGGCAAATCTTGATGAGATCTATGATGCAGACATTAACCCACTCACAGACTTCCCGGGAACAGGTGTAGTTGTTTGGGGTCAAAAGACACTCCTTGCAGCAGCTTCTGCTCTTGACAGGGTTAATGTTAGAAGGCTTCTAATTGATATAAGAAGAAAGGTTAGAGCAATTGCAAATACGCTTCTATTCGAACCAAATAGAGAGTCAACATTAGAGAAGTTTTCCGGCCTGGTTAATCCAATCCTTCAGAAGATTCAGGAGCAAAGCGGGCTAGATAGATATAAGGTCATAATTGACACAACAACAACTACACAAGCAGATATTGAAAATAACACCATTAGAGGAAAGATCTTTGTACAGCCTACTCGAACAGCAGAGTTTGTTGCACTAGACTTTGTTGTCACTAATGCAGGTGCTATTGTCTAGAAAGCTTGGAAGTCATATACTTAAAATAGTAATTCCCTCTCGGAGAAATTTAAAATGGCAGAAACACTTAACGTTACAGATTTACTTCCCAATAAGTTTGAACCCAAAAGAAAATATAGATGGGTTTTCGCTATAGAGGGAATAGATGCGTTTTTAATTAAAACAGCAGGTCGACCAGGCTTTACTCACACAGAGTCGACAATAAAGTTTATTAACTCAATCAGATATCTTGCTGGTCGTCAAACATTTGATCCAATATCAGTTACGATGTATGATCCAATTGCACCATCAGGAGCACAGCAGGTGATGGAGTGGCTTAGGCTGCACTATGAATCAGTCTCTGGAAGGGCGGGTTACGCTGACTTCTACAAGAGAGATTGTCAGATAAAGCTTCTCGATCCTGTTGGAACAGTTATTGAGCTTTGGGATCTCAAGGGCTGCTTCATACAGAATGCTAAGTTTAACGACCTATCATACGACGACGATCAGACGCCGATGGAGATCAACATGTCTCTAAGATATGATAACTGCGTACTTCAGTACTGATATACTTACTTATTAGCATATAGGCCCACTTCATGTGGGCCTTTTTATTTACATGATAGATATGTTAATATAAGATTTTATCTAAAAAAGGGAGGTTTTCTTGTCAGAAGACAGAACGACCAGAAACCAGATATTTGGCGGACAAGATATTTCATCTGGAATAGAGAGAAGAAGTATTATGGAGGATGACTTTGGGTGGGATGTCCCTGTTGAGACAGTTCCAATTCCATCTGAAGGGAAAGTTTATCATCAAAATAGTAGCTTATTTAATAGAAGCACTGTTGATATTAAGGCTATGACTGCTTATGAGGAAGATATACTGACATCAAGAGCTCTCATTACAAGAGGGGTTGTCATTAATAAGCTCCTAGAGTCGTGTGTGATCGAAGAGGGAATAGATGTCAGTGAGATGCTTATCGGGGATAGAAATGCCTTGATGGTCGCTGTCAGGGTTACTGGATATGGCGTAGAGTATAATGCTTCAACAAGGTGCCCTGTGTGCGCAGCAGCAGGAAGCTATACATTTAATCTAGGAGAGCTTTCAATTAAACGACTTGACATAAATCCTGTCACACCAGGTGAAAATAGATTTGAATTCATACTACCTGTGACAAAGAAGACAGTACACTTTAAGTTTCTAACAGGAAGAGATGAGTCTGAGATGTCTCAAGAAGGTGACAGACTTAAGAAGATGTTTCCAGATAAAGAAGTGGAAAATAACGTTACAAGAAAGCTTAAGCGTTCAATATTGTCAGTTGATGGAATTCAAGATAGAAGCAAGGTTGATAAGTTTGTTATGAATATGCCTGCTCTTGACTCAAGAAGACTTCGTGGCTATATTGATACATATGAGCCAGGAATTGACATGTCTAGTAGCATGACATGCAGAGCTTGTGGTGCTACATCGGAGGTATCTTTGCCCATGGCGGCATCGTTTTTTTGGCCTAGGGACTGACCACAGAGAGAACGTCTTAGAGGAGATATTCATCCTCATGACTCATCTAAGGATGAGCTATACAGATTGCAGAAGGATCCCTATCGTTTATAGGCGGTGGTTTATAGACAGAATAGTAAAGGACGTCAAGAGAAAGAAAGAGGCTATATCAGGAGAAAACACGATAGACCAGGACACAGGTCCATCAGTAAGCCTAATGGGTCAAAAGAGATTTGTGTGATTCTCTAGATAGAGCATATTTAGTGATAGCACCACGGGGAATCAAGTGACAACTGATCGTACACGAGAGCTTAGAGAAATGCTCGCTGCACTCGAGGACACAGATGAATCCCTTGAGGCATTTAACGCCAGATGGGGAACGACAGCAACTAGTATCCAAGAGGCTAGAGATGAAGCGCGCCACCTTTTTCAGGAGATGAGAGTAGGTAGCGCAGAGGCACAGGCAGCTTGGGGATCTACACTAACACATCTTGCAAGGGGAATGGACGACATTAGGACGTCTGGCGACCTTATGCTAGAGGCTCAGGAAGAGGTAGGTAGAGAAGTCCGAGGTATATATACAAGGATGACAGGCTTTATTGGTGGAAACTTTATTGAGTCACTTCATAATTTCGGCCAAGTTTCAGATGGGTATGTTGCCACAACGGGTCGTGCCTTAACTACCCTATACGAAGATTTTTACAAAGGAACAATCGGAGAAGCGGGCCCAGCCAGGCTTTTCTTCGGGAAGCCTGAGCAATTTTTTAACTATATAGATCAGATAGTCTATGCTGCAGGCTCAGGCTTTGCAATGATGGAAGGGTTTGCTAGGCAGGCAGAGCAGACAGGTGTGTCACTAGAAGAGCAGATGAAGAGCTCTGTTATGATAGCATATGGCCTGGGCTTATCAGAAAAGCAGATGCTTGACGTCCTTGATAGGCAGTTTAGTAGAACTGGTGAGTCAGGAGATGCAATACTAAGAGAGATGACAACATACTCTCACGCAGTTGCTGCTGTAACAGGCGACTCTGTCAAGGCAATATCTCAGGGAATGGCTGAGATGATATCAGATACAAGCACATTTGGAAATATTACAGTTGAGACAGCTGCCCAGACAACAGCCGCACTAAGGACACTTGGCCTAGAGGTGTCAGATCTTGCAGGAATGGTTGATAAGTTTTTAAACTTTGACACAGCTGCTGAGTCGCTATCAAATCTAACTACTGTTTTCGGTGTTCAGCTAGACGCGATGGAGATGATGGAAGCTGCCTCTAATGATCCATTTGAAGCAATGATGATGATGAGAGAGGCGTTTCTTGATACAGGTATAGCAGCATCAGATCTCTCACTTCAACAGAAAAATCTCATACAGAATCAGCTAGGGCTTAGGGACATTGAGGCTGTTGAGCGACTTTTTGATCCAAGAGAAGATATTCAGTCAATGGAAGACCTTCAGAGAGCAACTGAAGGGGTCTCTGTTACAGATGCAGCTGAGTCTATGGCACTTTTAGAGGACGATATATCCCGAGTCGTAGAGACCGGTAGGGGATTTTCTGAGGAGATCATGAATACCCTGTTGCAGCAAGGTCTAGTTCCAATGGCATCCCAGGCTGCACAAAACAGCGCAAGAATGAATCAGCTATCTCTCAATATAGATCTTGTTAGAGAGAACTATAGGGATCTTATTAGTGAGGATCTTGCAGGTGATGTTGAGTCTATGCTGGACGAAGGTCTGACAAACGCCCGGGCAGGCATTCAGACACTGGCGACAGAGTTTACGGGAAATATAGCAAGAGATGCTGGTGTTAATATAACTGACGCTGTAGCGCCTGATTATGCTAGAGGCATGGCAAATAGAATGACGAGAAGCATACGGGAAGATCCCGACACTAGGGCAGCATTTTCTTCAACTGGAACTGAGATGCTAGAGGCTCTTCTCGAGGATTTTGCTGCTGAAGAGGGAGGTAGATTTATCGGATACAATATGGGAATTGGAATAGATGGCGGGCTACACGAAGCTCTTGGCTGGTATTCTCCCGTACCTGTATTTGAAGCTCTAAAAGATGATGCACTAGAGTCACTAGGTAAGGTTCCAAGGAGCCTAAGACGACAATTAAGGGATTCAGCAAATGAGATCAACATAGCTTCTAGAACTCATCTAGATGTTCTGATAAACGATACAGACTCTGCACTAAACACAAGTCTAAATGCAGTTGACAGGTATCTTCAGCGTGCAGGTCAAAGCTTCTCTGAGCTTACTGACGCACAAAGAGCAGACATTACAGCTCTTGCACTTCACAAGCGAGAGGTCACAGCAGCTGATATTGCCTACATGGAGGAGGCATACTCGCTTAGGGGTGGCGGTACATCAATTGTGGAGGCCGGAAGAGAATATCTTGAAACAACACTTGGTGCATTTACACCGGGCCAGCTATTGTCACAAGAGGGCAAGGACACACTTAGAGAGCACCTGAGCGGATATGGAATAACTGTAACAGATTCAGAAATAGATAATCTTTTCTCTGCAGATGAAGCAACAAAGGCTGCTGCTCAGGGAGCAATTCTTGAGAGAATGGCGCAGGAGTCTATGCGAGCAAGGACAGAGGCAGCAGCTGAGGCCATACAGGGCTTGACAGAGACTGGTGAGGGTGCTGCTGGCACAGAAGCGCTTCCTGCTGAGCTTGGTCGACTTCAGGCTGCAATTGCACAGCTTGCATCAGCAACAAGAGGATCACAGGATAGGCCGATAAGAATTACATTCGACTCTCAGGGCATGTTCGGTGCACTTCTTGAGGAGTTTATACGAGGAGCAGCTGTCACAGAGACAGCAGATGGATGGCAGCTTGTTACAAGAGCTCCTGGTCCGGCAAGGCAATAGAAGCTGAGGAGTGAAATGAGCGATATTTTACTAGAAATTGAGAGAGATCCAGAGATCTGGGATGATATGGCAGATCTTACAGAGGAAGAAAAGAATATGCTATTCTCTGAGATAAAGAATATTTCAAAAAATCTTCAACATGCACTTGATTCACTAGAAAAGTCTCTAAATACTGAGGATGGAATACTTAGATTTGTTGAGACGGTTGGAAAATCTATTTCCAGCGGTGAGTTTAGTGAAAACATCGGTACAGAGGTGATAGAGTGGCCAGAGAAACCCTAAGAGATTTCTTATCATCAATCGGAAGCGGAAAGTCTTCGATATCATATAACGTGAGAGATGATTCGGGAGACGGTTCAGTAGGTTCAGGAGATGATCTGGGCGTAGATCCCTCTACTGGAAAGGAGCTTCTTAAGCTAGGCGATCAGTCAAAGGGTCTTCTTGGAGACTATCTAAGCTTTATTCAAAAAAATTCAAATGTAATATTTAATGTGGCACCTGGAAATACTGAGGCAGTTTCAGCAGTTAGGGGAAATCCGCTTGAGTCAGCGCTTGATCAGGGTGCAGAAAATGTATTTATTGATGTAAATGATTCATCTGAGGGCTCTATCAATCTAAATAGAGTATCAAATAGCAGTAGAATGTCAACTCTTATAGATAAGACACAGGGCACCAAAGGTCATTATCTTTTAAATGACATAGAGGGTGCTGATACAAATATATCTGGAAAGCTAAGCATTAAGCCCAGACCGTATCCACCAACACCGGAGGGCGCTAGTGAAAAGGAGCTTGTCAATCTGTCTGTTGAGGTAATGAGAGAAGATGGAAGATTCTATCCTGCAGGCGCAGCCATGGGAAAGGCATTTGCAAAGAGGTATCAATCTTCAGATGTATTTGATGAGTCAGATGATAAGCTTACTGTTCAAAGAGATTTTGGTGACTACAGTGACATAGCAACAGCTGCAAGTCTTGAACAGCTAAAGAGAATCGGAAAATCACTTCTATCACAGGCAGCTAGAATAAGTGACAGTCAGAAATATCCAGAAAAAAATCTTACGTCAATAGAGCCCACAGATAAGGTAGACCCATCAGACCTTATGGCAAAGAATGCTGACGGATTTCCAACTACAGAGTCTGGAGATTCATCAAGAATCGGAAGGGGAGAGTTTATATCTTTAGATGCAACAGACTCATCAAAATCGTTTGGGTCACTAACAGATGTAGATCACAAGTTTGACACAGTAAGTGATTCATATATGAAGGCAAGAGCGGCAGTCGGAATAAAGGCAGCTGTCCTTGCTATCAAGACATTTAGTAACTTAGCATTTCAGGCATCAAAAGGCGAATCAGACGGAATAAACGGATCTCTTGAAACAGGTATGGGTGTAAAGATATCTGGTAAGAATAAGCAGTATGTAGATGAAGGAACATCATTTATAATGTCGTCTCTTTTAATACCTACTAGACATTCATATGAAAGGTGTGTAAGAAACGGTCTAAAATATATGTTCTCAATTGACAATATGGACAAGCCTAAGGGATCTAAAAATAGCGATGTATCATCATCTAAGCTTGTCTCAAGCGCACCAGGATATTCTGTAGTTCTAGCAAGATCTATATTTAGATCTGTTGAGAAGCTCAACAACATAATGTCAACAATATCATCTGGATCTGCTGAAAACTCTGAAGTAATCCTTATGCAAATTGCAAGATCTGGAATTATTGGGTTTTTAAACTCACTTGCAAGAGTAGGTGATATTAGAATTTCTAGATTTGACTCCAGAATCAGAACAGAATACTCTAGCAACGGACCATGGGATGTTGACAATCTTCCAGATGGACCATCAACAAGGGTGTCTAAGAGCAGGACGTCAGATGGATTTAATTCAACTGCACTGTCCATGAGAACATCTGCAACACCCTCAGCATATGTCCTTCCTCTGGGTCCAATAAGGGCTGCTATAAGAATGGGAACAGGTGGAATAGGTGTAAACCCCGCAAAGGGAATGCTTGTTAGCTCTATATCAAAGAAGACGTTTTTTGGACCTTCATTGACAAAGTCTGGAAATGGACCTCTTGCAACTGAAGGGCGGATTCCACCAGAAGTTGTTAGAAGAGTAGAGGATATGCTTGATGCAGAGTATGTTCCATTTTACTTTCACGATATTAGGACAAATGAAATAATTGCATTTCACGCATTCTTAGACTCACTGTCAGACGGATTTAATGCTGAGTACTCTGCAACATCAGGGTATGGAAGAATGGACCCAGTTCAGACTTATAAATCTACAAGTAGGACAATTGGATTCTCATTTCACGTAGTTGCAACCTCTGAAGAAGATTTTGATGAGATGTGGTTTAAGATCAATAAGCTTGTAACACTTGTGTATCCGCAGTGGACAAAGGGTGACCTTATTACAGATGGAACTGCAAAGTTTATTCAACCATTTAGTCAGGTAATTGGTGCCACTCCCTTGATAAGACTTAGAATTGGTGACGTTATAAAAAGCAACTATTCTAAATTTAATCTTTCTAGAATGTTTGGAACAGGTGAGCCTGATACTAAGTTTTTAACAAAGGCAGAGGGCGTCCTATCCTCGCTTGCAAGTGTAGGTGAAAAACAGCTTGACCTTGAGGCAATCTATAGAGAGGCATTCTTAAACATATTTGCTGTAAAGTTTGGAAGTCCAATATCAACACTATCAGCATTGCTTGGTGGGGCTAGAAATATTCCAGCTGCAGATGTTGTATTTAGTGCAGGACTGTCTGCAGCTTCTAAGTTTCTAGATAATGGATTTGCCTCTTGGTCTATGAACGCCATTACAAATAAGCTAATCGACCCAGTAAGAGAAAGAGCTCCAGATATAGACGGTGAGTTTGGATATGTGGGAGGCGAGAGGCCTGCGTTTATGCCCGGAGCCGGTGCTGCAGACGTTGTATTTATAAAGGGCACTACGTCAAAAGGCTATTTAGTTACAGACGGCATATCAGAAATGCTTGGCGGAAAAATTTCACTGCAGGTTCTTAAAGTTGGTGATAGAATTAGATTTTCTAGACCAGTGAAGGCAGTTGTGATATCTAGAAAGATAGTTTCATCAGGTAACAAAGGAATTAGTGATTTTCCAGGATCTGCATCGGATAGTTTTAAAAGAAGAACCATATACACAGTAGAGCTTATGGGCGGACTATTTGACGGATCAGCAGCAATTCCATATTATCTTAATGGAGTGCAAATAGAAGTTTCACACTCTGATATTATTCCAGACCCCAACGACATCTTTAATAGGCTAATGCTTCCATTTCTAGACCCAATTGGATGGGCAATGTCAAGTGTTCAGGAAAAGATTAATAGCGCAGCAGGTGCAATAGGCATTCCTGGGGACACTGTAAATATAAACTACACACATTCAAGCAGATTCATGGTTGCAAGAGATAATGCAATAGTTAAGTCATTTGATAGTACAAAGGGTAGGGGTCTTGCCGGAGTAATAGACAAGCTATCATTTAACTGGATCGGAGACGAACCGTGGGAGATAGATTGGGGCTCTAGGGCACCAAAGGTATGCAAGATTGATGTTGGATTTAGGCCAATTCACGACCTTCCGCCCGGAATTGATCATGAAGGATTCAATAGAGCACCAGTTTATAACGTCGGAAAGATTATGAGATATGTTGCAGGTGACCCATATGACGATAACGGAGAATCTGCTAAACGTGAATATGAAGTAGAAAATAAAAAGACATTTAAGCTAGAGTAATTAAAATGGGATTTGGAAGATATTCATTCAATAAAAAGGTAAATGGAAGATTTTACAAGACAAACGAGTATGCATCTGCAATCAGAAGGGGCGTCGTTGATGGATCAATACCATATTCAACAAAGATTCTTGCAGAGGGTGAAAGACTTGATACAATAGCAGGAAACACATACGGAGACGGAAGGCTTTGGTGGGTAATTGCAGCTGCATCTGGAATTGGCTGGGGTTTGCAGGTTCCTCCTGGAACATTAATTTTTATTCCAGACAGTACAGGTCAGATATTTTCACTTATATAGACACTTTATTTTTACAACACCTAAGGATTAAAAACCATGCCGTTTAATGGAGACGCACTTAAGTTTGGGTTTAACGGTGTCACTCCTCACAAAGCAACAAATCTTCTCTTAAAGTATTTTGCGTATGGTGGAGCAGGCCCATCACCCACGATAACTACACCCTCTGAGGGTGATATGCCCGTAAGGATTATCAGCACATCAACATCAGACTCTGCCACTGTTACATCAAGACGGGCAACAGCGCAAGATGTAGTCAACAATCCTGGAACGGGTCTTAGTGAAGGCGATCTAGTAGAAGAGACTGTATTTCATGATGGGCAACAGTTCGGTGCGTATACACCGTTTTACTCCTCTTCTGAGGTTTCAAACACTATTATTGACAATTTCTTTGATAACTCTCAGGGAGCAAGCTTTGCTGTAGATATTATAAAAGATCTTGTTTCTGTTTCTAACACAACTGAGGTTATGACATCAACTTCAGTACTCAGGCTTCAGGAAATGGAGAGGGCTGAGAATGCTGGAGCCCCTCTTAGAAGTGGAGATGTTGGTTGGTCTCCAGAGTATGAGGAGCTTTTTGGTGCTGACATCCTTTCCTATGTAAACATATACTATGAGCATCTTGATGAAAGTGTATATGGCGAGCACGGAATGCCACTCTGGCAACCAGAGCATCGTGGGACTAGAGACATCAATACAAGCTATGATAATGGAAGAGGTTTTATAGGAACTGCAAGCATGGCTATGATTACGGCTGATCTAGTTGCATTTTCAGATGTAGGCGAAGATTCAGACGATATCGCTTCTGCAACACCAGGCACAAATCTTAACCAGGAGCTTCTAGTCATAGCAGTCCAAAACGCACTTGAAGAGGCAAAAGAGAGAGAGATACCGGCTGGTGAAATCGGATTGGGATCATTCGGATATACAAGAGGGGTGGGTTCAACTCCATATGTCATAATCAACTCTGTTGGGCCGTCTTCGAGGGAAGCAAGATCAAGTGCCGACTTTGCCCAGTGGATCTATTACGAGGCAATGGCATTGTCGTACGGTCACGACTACACAGGTGCTGTCGATCGGTCTGAGGGAGATTCAACAACAGGTGGATATGAAACGTACTATCTGGGTGTAGATGAACAAAGAGTGATTACAGAAACTGATCCTGACACAGGAGAAGAAACAGGAGATACCACTTTAAAATACTGGAATGTTAGAGAGCTAACATTCGCCCTATCAGTCCTCTCTAGACTACTTGACAAGCCATCGTCTGAGTTTGTAAGTGACGCACTTCAAGATTCCAATGGTCAATTTTCATATGGCATAAATTTAAATCCAATGATGCCGGACAGAGTTACGTCTCCCAGTCTATCAGCAATAGTTCTTCCAACAATGCAACACAATATAGCAGTTAGAGATACAGACTCTGCAGCTCTGTTCATGTCTGCAATTCCTACTGTTGAGATGTCTAGATGTTCTCCTCTTCTTAACCTAAGGTTCAATATAGACACACCTCCATTAGATCAATATGGTGTTGTTTCACAGCCTCATCTTGTTGGATTTCTTGGAAACCTAATGCCCTGGCCAGGCACTGCTAACTTTTCAATGGTTAACTCAATGCCCGAGTCTATGATAAGGGGTAGCGATGAGAATTTATTTACTGACTATGGTGTGCAGGCAGTGTCTAGGCTTTCACACAATAGTGAAGATGCAGAAATGAAAAACTATGGAGTTCAAAAGCTAAATGTTGCATCAATGGGAATGGAGGTCTTTACATCTCCGCAGACTCTTGTAAATATGCAGGTTAATACTGGAAGATTTGGAAGGCTCCCGGTACTAGATCCAACGCAGCCGTTCATGACACTAGAGAGCGCAACCATAAGAGAGTATTCATCAGGATATGGGCTTATTGGATTTAAAAAGGCAACTGTCACTCTTACTCTTCATGACAGATCTAGACTTCATGAGATAGCACCATTTATATCACCAAGGGGATTTGGAGCTGTAACAGCAACACTTGAGTACGGCTGGTCTCATCCTGACAGTGATCCAATGACAGGTTCACCCTATGGTATATTTCTAAACTCACTTAGAAAGGTCGAGAGATATAGATTGATTAGGGGAAACTACAGCATGGATCAATCTGGTCAGATAAAAGTTACACTTGAGATGGGCATAACAGGCGGAGAAGATGTTAAAAGAACACACTTTGCAACAGGTCAATACATCATGGCAGCTGAAGTTGACAATGTCTTCAAAGATATTTTTGACATACAGCGAAGGGCAGTTCAAAGAGCTGTGTCAACATTAAGCCCAGACGTTATGCAAGAGCAAAGCATGGCAATAAGAAATGCGTCCTCTGAGGGTCTCATGGTTAGAAGAACACTGTATGTGATTGCACTTGAAATGAGGAGAAAGCTTCTAAATTCAAATATGGACCCATCCATGAACACGACGGACCTTGTCGGCAATATCAATATTGCTGAAGATATCGTTTCAACGTATAACAGCCTATATGATGCTTGCACACAAAGGCCTCAGTCAGATACAATTTCTGCTCAACATGTTTGTCTAGGAAAGCTTAATTCACTTAATCCAGTTCACCCACAGGCAACACCAGATCCGTTTCTTGCAAATTTTTCCATAAGATATTCAGTTGACGGCGGAGGAACAGTTATTAATGCGTTTTCTACTGAGACAGAGCTCGCAAGGTCAGACCCAGGAAGTGAAAGCAGCGCATGGGTCTCTCTTGCAAAGGTTTTTATGTGTCTAGTTGGAAGGCCACTGGCTGCAACGCACAGATACGATGAGGTTCAGGTTGTATTTTATGGGTTCAACGACTCTGCTGGATGTGCTAGCAGACAAGATATATCTCAGTTTCCAATTAGCTATGAGCAGCTTGCACTAGACATGACTAATGAAATTACTAGAAATCCAAATCTAAAAGTTGGACAGATTATAGATATAATTTCAGACTATGTAGACAACCCGATGCATCCAGCTTACGGTCTTACACATGTATATGAGGCAAAGGATGCCTACGATGCTGAAATAGCTGCATCTTCACAAGCAGTCGTGGATGGAACCGCTGCAGCCGGAGAGGAAAGAGCATCTCAGGAAGAACCTTTTGATTTGGGATATGAGATAAATAGAGCACTTTATCACATGGGTCTTCCAAGACCTGAATTTAGGGTCCCAAGGATGAAGGTGCTGTTTGAAGCACTTCCGGCAAGAAGCGCAGGTGCCATGGATCTTTCAAGAGAAATATTAAGAATTCATGTATTTGATAGAAATGTTGTTAGAAATGTGGGAGAGAAGTTCGCCTTAGATTGTGCAACATCTGGAAAGATGATGTCGCTATACCAGGATGCAGCTGATAGCATGGGTGGATCAGGTGATCTTAATGACAGAACGCAGTCAAGAAGAATGCTTAGTGCATTTATAGGCTCTTCACAAAACATACTTGGAAGAATGGAATCACCAGAGGGATCAAATGAGGAGGGTCAAACTCCAGATCCCTGGGATCAGTTTGCAACATACTACAATGATGCACTAAGCAGAGATGCAGTTCATGCGTTTGTGAAGTCAAGGGTGCCGTCTATTCTATTTGGATCATCATTTAGCCCAATAGACAGTTTAACAATAAACGGAAGAAGTAGCGGTCAGGTTTTTGATGCACTTCTTTCTGAGCAGTGGTCAGGAAATACAGACAGTGACGTAAATCAGGGATCTGGTGAAAATATAACTGAGCTTAGGGTCGTTCCTGTAGATGCAAAAGCATCAGGCCTTGGGTGCACATCAATACACTACGGTCAGCAATTTTATCTAGACCTTAGGACAGGTACAACAGCAGATAATATATTTGTAGTAAGCGATGTTACTCACACGCTGTCACCTGGAACGTTTAAGACAGATATTACATTTAATCCTGCTGGTGCATATGGAACAGTTGACTCTGTTAGGTCTAAGGTTCTAAGCACTCTAAACGCCATAAGGGCAGCATCAGGCGTAGAAGGTCAGCCGGTCGCACAAGATCCTGAGGTCGATAGAAGAGATGAGAATGCAGAAACAATCATAGAATATCTTGATACAGAGACTGTCAATGGACAGTCAGTTCTTGATTACATGCGAGAGCTAGGGTATGAAGAAGAAGACGTCACTGAAGTCAGCGCCGGTATAGAGGCTGCAGGCGATGAGTGGAAGACATGGGTTGAGGAAAATATAGAAGCAATTGACGATAATAATGAGTCAACAGGCGAAGAGTCTTCTGAGTAAATGAACATTTAAGATTATTGTGTATTATTAATATGTGGCTATATGCATTAATAAAAATCTAATTGGCAGTGAAAGTCATCTTGTCTATGATGGAAGTACATTTTCATGGAAGAGCTTGATTCCTAAAGACTCATGGCTTTGTGGATTTTCTGAGCGACACGTAAGAAGCATAGACATAATCTCAGAGGCTCTCGGCGATAAAATTCAAACTTCACCCGGTGAAAATTATGAGAAAGCATGGAGCACAGTTAGGCCCGATGGGCTTACAAACATTCCGCTTTCAAAAGCTCTTCAGCGTGATGTATTCCAAGCTTATATAGAGCGCCTTGTGGACCAATCCTGGAATCTTCTTGCAAGTTGTCAAGGTAAATATCATACTAAAGAGTTCCTGACAATACGCAGCTTTCTGCTAGGTTTGGGCCAATGCAAAATTGATATAAAGTCACTATATAAAGTTCTAGACAGTGAATCTGAAAATGGATCGTCTCTAAGATCATTTATACCTGATTCAAGTGGATTTATTCCCAAGGTGATGTACAGCCAGATTTCGTCATGTAGCGGCAGGCTAACAGTTAAAAGTGGCCCTTCAATCTTGACCCTAAGAAAAGATAGAAGAAAATTTTTTAGATCTGCTAAACACAATGGAAATATAGTTCAAGTAGACTTTGTATCACTAGAACCAAGGGTTGCTCTATCACTATCTAAAAACTATCCCAAGGGTGATGTGTATGAGAAGATTAGAAGAGATGTTCTTGATTCAAGTGTGACAAGAGATGTTGCTAAGATTGCAACGATTGGATCACTGTACGGAATGTCTGCCAGCAGGATGTCAAGCGTGATATCTGTTGAAGACATATCTTTGTGCAAGACAATATTAAAAAAAATAAGAGAATATTTTAAGATACCAGATATTGAAAAATCACTTAAGAAGGAGTCAAAGATCTCTGGAAAAATTCTAAGCCACTATGGCAAAGAGATGAGTGTTGACCAAGAGCCGGGGCATATTTTAGTAAATAGGTTTATACAGTCAACATCATCTGATGCAGCAATTCTTGGATTTTCTCTATTTAGAGAGATGATATCTAAAGCCGAAATAGATGCATCACCCGTGTTCGTAATTCACGATGCACTTATTCTTGATGTCTGCGGAGAAGATGTTGAAAAGCTTAAGTTGCTTACCAGCGAATTCTCAGCACTTCCTGGTCTTGAAGGGTCTTTTCCTCTTTCATTTGAGATTATCTCATAAGAAATTTAAAAATGAACAAATACTAGAATTACATTAAAATATCCATAGGAGATTTAAAATGAACATAGAAGACATTGAAAGCAATTGGGCAATGTTTGAAAAATTATGCAAAAGGATATCTGATCAAAATATAAATCTAATGATAGATGCACTTGGTGAAAGACTTTCTGTTTCACCTGCCAGCACAAGAACAGATCAGTACAATGCACATCCAGGTGGGCTTGTTAAACATAGCCTTGACGTAACTTCAAATTTAAGAAGCATGAATGACGCACACAATCTAAACTTACCTATAAGATCGATAATTCTAGTAGGCCTGCTTCATGACATCGGAAAAGTGGGTGATTTAAACAGTGACCACTTTATCCCTCAGGATTCTGACTGGCACAGGGAGAAGCTCGGACAGATGTTTAAGTATAATGAGAATTTAAACAAGATGTCAGTATCTCATAGATCTCTATTTTTACTTCAAAGCTTTCATGTAAAGCTTACACAGGATGAGTGGATTGCTATACAGCTAGCTTCTGGACCTCACTTTGAGGAAAATAGATTCTATGTTGGGCATGAGCCCACACTTGCACTAGCCCTCCAGCAAGCTAAGTCATTGACAGTTCATCAATTTAAGAACAGTAATAGCTAGTTGATCTAGATATTTATCTATGTGAAAGATAAAGGCGAAAGCAAAACAGGTCTTGGATCTGGTAGTGGAATTAAGGTTCCAATGGGGCCTGCATTTACTGCATCTGATAGGTCGCAATATCTTGGGAGGCCAAGAAGACCAAGAATGAGCGGCGAGCTTGGGAGCCCAAGTCAGTCTGCAGATTCTGGATTTTCTTCAAGACTTGCCGGAGTAAACAAGGGATATGAGCTGGATATTGAAATGCCGCCAATGTTTCCAGACCAGGACGAAGACGTCGAGGAAGAAGAGGAAGGCGCTCCTATCATCATTATGCCCATATCAGAGTCGAGGTTTCGCCTTCTTGAGAATAGATATAATAGGATAATGAGGAATTTAGGAATGTCACATTCAACTTTAAGAGTATTTATCAAAGAGATGATTGCAGAGGCAAAGGAAGACGAAGAAGCACTAAGAGATTATGGCGATGGATTTCTAAGATATGCTCCAGATCAATACGGATCACCGACAGGCCAGGACTATGTAGGCTCAGAGGAAGAAGAGGAAGAAGCAGATGAGCTTAGGGATAGATATTCTGTTTCATATAAAGGTGATATGGGATACAGGTCATATCACACGAGGCCAGAAGATGTCAGAGAGTCTGCACTAAGAAGAATTATTAGAAGGGAAGCAAAAGAAATGCTTTCTAGTGAAGAAGACACAAAAAAAAAGATAAGAAAAAGAAGTCATTAAGCAAGGATGAAGCTAGCGGAGCAGCAGCAGCTGGAGGCGGTCCAGCCACACCGCTTGGAACCGGACCTGACGGTGGAAAAGGTCGAGATAGCGGTGCAAGAGAAAGATCAATTTATGCTAATGAGAGAGGGTATGGTGGTGGAAAGAGGTCTACCGACTGGATGGTATACCCAATAAAAGGTTATTAACCGTTGAACATTTGATAATTTAATCGTATTATATAACTTATGATCACGTGTGATCATAATACAATATTGCCAATTTAACAATTTGATAATCTAGGAGGTTATTATGGCATTTGACAGAGAGGCATTACAGCGTAGACTTGACGCTTTAAGCGGAAATAGAAGAAAGAAGTCTTCAACATGGAGGCCAACCGAAGGCGAAGAGGCTACTGTTAGACTTCTTTCGTTTCCAAACAATGATGGTCAGCCATTTAAGGAGCTGTGGTTTTATTATAACATTGGAAACAACCCTGGCCTTCTTGCACCATATCAGTTTGGCGATCCCGATCCAATTCAAGATCTAATCAAGAAGCTTAGATCTGATGACAATCGAGATTCCTATGAGCTTGCGAAGAAGCTTTATCCAAAGATGAGAGTATATGCACCAATTATCGTAAGAGGTGAAGAGGATAAGGGAGTACAGATCTGGGGCTTTGGCAAGATGGTCTATCAGTCGCTTTTGAATATCATGCTTGATGAAGATTACGGTGATATCACTGATCCGTCTTCTGGCCGTGACGTAAAAGTCACTTGCACAAGAGAGGCGGGAAGAAAGTGGGCAACGACTACTGTTCGACCAAGAGGTAAGGATTCTGCACTGTCTACAAAGGCAGACCAGGGCTCTGGGTGGATGTCAAACATACCAGACCCAACCCAGATGTATGAATGCAAGTCTCATGATGAGCTTACAAAAATTATCAATGACTGGCTAAATTCTGATCTTGATTCAGAAGATGATGAAGGAACTTCAATGGGAGGAAATCCCAAGGCGTCAACGACACCTACTGATGGATCTGGATACAAATCTCTTGATGATGCATTTGCTGATTTGATGGATTGAAACTGTGGTTGCGGGGCATTGCCCCGCAACTCTATTTTCGATATTATACCTGGAGTGTAAATTGCCAAAAACAAATGACTTTACTAGTGAGCTAATTAAATCTCTTAATAAAGAGCATGGAAGCCGTGTAGCATATAATTTAAGCCAAGACGAATCTCCTACTCATGTTAATCGGTGGATTAGTACTGGATCAAAGCTTCTTGACTATATCTGTTCAAACAGGCGAGACGGAGGTCTTCCAGAGGGTAGAATTGTAGAGGTATTCGGGCCACCATCAATTGGAAAGTCTCACATTGCAACACAGATTGCAAGGACAACCCAGCAGATGGGAGGAATTGTTGTGTATATTGACACAGAGAATGCTACATCTGTTGAGAATCTAAAGATGCTTGGTGTAGATGTCGCTAGGCGTTTTGTATATGTCGATACACATTGTACGGAGGAAGTTCTTTCAATTGCTGAAGCGACAATTATGAAAGCAAAGGCTATGGACAAAAATATTCCTGTGACAATTGTATGGGACTCTGTGGCTGCTTCCTCTCCAAAGGCAGAGCTTCTCGGTGATTACGACAAGGAGTCAATAGGCCTTCAAGCCAGAGCAATTTCAAAGGGAATGAGAAAGATTACAGGCGTAATTGCAAATCAAAATGTCCTATTTGTAATTCTCAATCAGATCAGAACTAAGATTGGTGTTATGTACGGAGATCCGGACACCACCCCTGGCGGAAAGGCAATCCCATTTCACTCATCTACAAGAATAAAGCTAGGAGCTGGTCAGCAAATTAAAGAAGGCGATGATGTTATTGGCATCCACGTCTCAGCAAAAACCATTAAGAATAAAGTTGCCCCTCCCTTTAGGAAGATTAACTTTGAAATTCACTTTGGTGTTGGAATTAAGGAGCATGAGCAGGTATTTGATATCTTAAGAAAGCACGGCCCAGAAGTTATCAAAGGGAATGAAGTTACAGTTTCTGGAACAGGAGCATGGAAGTGCTTTACTGTAACAAATGTCAAAACAGGTGAAGTGATGATTGAAAAGAAGTTTCATAAGCCAAAGTTTGATGAGATACTAAAAAATCCAGAATATTCAAAATATATTGATGATCTCTTAGAAGCAGCAATGGTTAAGAAGTTTAGTGAAGATCCAGATATCGACATTGAGTCATATGAGGAAGTAAGGTCTATCGCTCTTGAGATCGAGTGAGCTCAATTGAGTAAGATAAGGCCTGTAGTCCTAGTTGATGCATTTAATCTTTTTATGCGTCACTATGTCGCCCACCCAGCAATGAGTGATCAAGGTCACCATGTAGGCGGAATAGTTGGATTCTTAAACGGATTAAAAAAGATATGTCTCGAAATGTCACCATCAGATGTTGTTGTTGTATGGGAGGGCGGCGGATCAAAAAAGAGAAGAGACATTCTCTCTACTTACAAAATGAGTAGAAGACCTCAAAAGCTAAATAGATTTTATGAAAATGATGATATTCCCAATACCATTGAGAATAGAAATGATCAAATTACTTTCTTAATAAGCTCTTTAAAGAGGCTGCCAGTGATTCAGGTGTATGTTGATAGCTGTGAAGCAGATGATGTCATAGGCTATTTATCAAGATATAAGTTCAGAGATAATAAAAAAGTCATTATCTCTTCTGACAGGGATTACTATCAGCTATTGGATAATGAGACTATTATTTACTCCCCCACATGGAAAAAGTTTGTTAATAAGAAAGAGGTTGTAGAAAAATTTGGAATAAGTCCGAACAACTTTTGTCTTGCAAAGGCAATATGTGGAGACCCATCTGATAATATAAAGGGAGTAAAGGGTGCAGGATTTAAGACTGTGTCAAAAAGATTTCCTATGCTATCTACAGATGACGATTGCACAATATTAGACATAATATCAGAGGCTAGACAAAGGGCTCAAGAGAAGAGAGCACCTAAGATTTTTAAAGAAATAGCAAGCAGTGAGAGCCTAATTAGAACAAACTGGAGATTGACATATCTAGACACGTCAAACCTAGCTCACGAACAAATTAAAAAGATTGAAAGTTCAATTGATACTTTTACCCCCTTACCTAATAAAATATCAGTAATCAGGATGATGATAAAAAATGGAATTCAAAATCTTGATATTGACCACCTTTTTCTATCAATGAGGAACATTGGAAAACGTAGTAATGATAAATGAGTTTGCTTCTGAAGGACATGCACATTTTAAACAATATGGCAAGTCATTTCAGGAGAAGATCTTTCAGTGCTTGATCACTGACAAAAACTGGGCAACACAAATGTCGGAGGTTATGACTCCGACATACTTTGATCTAAAGTATTTAAGATATCTGTCTGAAAAGTATTTTACATACTATCTAAAATATAAGGATTTTCCAACACTCGCGCTGTTGATAACAATCATAAGAGATGATCTAAGGGAGGGCAAGGACGCAATTCTTAGAGATCAGATAGTTGAGTTTCTTCATAGAATTAGAATGAATCCTGATATAGGTGATCTTCAGTTTGTTAAAGAAAAGACTCTTGATTTTTGCAAACAGCAGGCAATGAAAGAGGCACTAGAAGAGGCAGTTGAAAGAATATCTGATGGTAAGCTTGAATCTGTTATGGATCTTATGCGTCATGCACTTTCTGTTGGAATGCCAGCATCTATTGGTCATGATTTTATGGAAGATGCAGAAGCAAGATTTGTTCACATTAGCAGATGTGCATGCCCAACAGGAATTCCTCATCTTGATAAGAAGGACATTTTAAACGGAGGTCTAGGCAGAGGAGAGATAGGTGTCGTTACTGCAAATACAGGTGTAGGCAAAAGTCACTTTCTTGTAAATGTTGGCGCTGAAGCTATTAGGCGCGGAAAGAATGTCGTACATTACACTTTTGAACTTTCAGAAACAGCTGTAGGAATACGATATGACTCTAACTTTTGCGATATTCCAAGTAACGAAGTAATAGATAGAAAGGAAGAAGTTCTCAAGAAATACGAAGACATGGATCTTGGAAGATTAATCATTAAAGAATATCCAACAGGATCAGCAACAGTTATGATGATTAGAAATCATCTTGAGAAGCTTTCTCTCAAGGGATTTGATCCAAGCTTGATAGTGATTGATTATGCAGATATTATGAGATCATCTAGAAAGTACGATTCCCTGCGGCACGAACTTAAACTAATCTATGAAGAGCTAAGAAATCTTGCAATGGATATGAACATACCTGTATGGACAGCATCTCAGGCAAATAGAGACTCAGCTAATTCTGATATTGTTGGACTTGAGAACATGTCAGAGGCGTATGGAAAGGCGATGGTTGCAGATGTTGTGATTTCTCTTTCTAGAAAGCCTGCTGAAAAATCAAGCGGGCTAGGAAGAATATTTATTGCAAAAAATAGAGCAGGCAGAGATGGTGTTCTGTTTCCAATGAAAATGGATACAGCTAGATCAAAAATCATTGTTGTCGATAGTGATAGTGAGTTGACCCTAAGTGAGGCTCTTAAGTCAGATAATAATGACATGAGGACTATATTGAAGAATAAATGGAAGGAGATTAACAGTACTAGTTAGTCTGCGGTAATTTTAAGAATCTTGGAGAAATTAAGAATGCATAAGATTGAAGATGTAATTAGCGCTTCAACTGACTATTTTGACGGAGACGATTTGGCAGCAAGCGTTTTTGCGACAAAATACGCGCTTTGCGATCGGCTAGGCGGGTATCAAGAGCAAACACCAGATGATATGCATAGAAGGCTAGCAAAAGAGTTTTCTAGAATAGAGTCAAAATATCCCAACCCACTATCTGAAGATGAAATCTACGGCCTATTTGAAAGCTTTAAGTATGTAGTGCCGCAGGGGTCACCAATGGCTGGGATCGGAAATAATAATCAAATTCAATCTATTTCTAATTGCTTTGTTATCGAATCACCAAGAGACTCCTACGGGGGGATACTAAAGTCTGATCAAGAGCTAGTTCAAATTGCAAAGAGAAGAGGCGGAGTCGGATTTGATATATCTACGCTAAGGCCGAAGGGTCTTCCAACTGGTAACGCAGCAAGAACTACAGACGGAATAGAAGTCTTTATGGAGAGATTTTCCAACTCTACAAGAGAGGTTGCCCAGGGAGGGAGGAGGGGTGCTTTAATGCTTACCATTTCTGTTCATCATCCTCAAATTAGTGACTATATTAACATCAAGAGAGATAGAAAGAAAGTTACTGGTGCAAATATTTCAATTAGGCTTTCTGATGAGTTCTTAACAGCAGTTAAAAATAATGAAAAGCTTCATCTTAGATTTCCCGTTGAGAAAGGCGCAGATCACATTGTTGAAAAATGGGTTGAAGCAAAAGAGATATGGGATGAAATTATTGACGCTGCTCATGATTCTGCTGAGCCAGGTTTGATTTTTTGGGATTCAGTGATTAGAAATTCTCCTGCTGACGTCTATGAAGAGGAAGGCTATGGAACAACGTCTACCAATCCATGTTCAGAGCTTCCGCTTGCACCATATGACTCTTGTAGACTAATGCTTGTCAACCTTATTTCTTTTGTTGATGAGCCCTTTACAGAAGGTGCTTCATTTGATTTTGAAAAATTTAGTCGCTGTGCTGTTAAAGCACAAAGACTGATGGACGATATGATTGATTTGGAAGTTGAGCAAATAGATAAGATTTTAAAGAAAATTAAAAGAGACCCAGAGTCAAAAAATGTTAAAAAGATAGAAAGAGATCTTTGGGAAACAATTAGAGAAAAAGCTTTAAATGGTAGACGAACTGGATTGGGAGTTACAGCTGTCGGAGACACTCTTGCGGCTCTTGGAATAAGGTATGGAAGTGAAACCTCTATCAGTGTCGTTGAAGAAATCTATAAGACACTTGCTGTTTCTGCATACAGATCATCATGTATCATGGCATCAGAGAGAGGATCATTTCCAATTCACAATCACTCTAAGGAGGAGGGTCACCCATTCTTAGAGAGAATCTGGTCGGAGTGTAGCCAGACATACAATATGAGCAAGCTGTCTGGAAGAAGGAATATTTCGATCTTGACAACTGCTCCGGCTGGATCTGTTTCAACATTAACGCAGACTACGAGTGGAATTGAGCCTGCATTTATGCTAAAGTACACCAGAAGAAGAAAGATCAGCCAGCTGTCAGAGGGAGTCGATGCAGATTTTATAGATGCTCTTGGAGATGCCTGGAAAGAATACGATGTATATCATCATGGTTTTAAAAACTGGATGAACAAGACAGGGCTTGCAGAAATTGAAGACTCTCCATATTACATGTCAACAGCAAATGAAATTGACTGGGAGTCAAGAGTTAAGCTTCAAGCAGCTGCACAAAGATGGATTGATCATGGAATATCTTCAACTATAAATCTTCCTAGTGATGTTTCTGCTGATGAGGTTAAAAAAATCTATGAGGCAGGCTGGGAGCTTGGCTGTAAGGGCGTGACTGTCTATAGGGACGGGTGTAGAACTGGCGTCTTAATCAGCAAAGAAGATAATCAGAAAGGTGACTCCTTTAAGACACATGAAGCTCCACACAGGCCGTTCGAGCTAGAATGTTCAATTCACCATGCAACAATTAAAGGTGAGGCGTGGACAATGCTGGTGGGCTTATTGGATGGTAGACCGTATGAGATTATGGGAGGTCTGCAGAAATACATAGAGATTCCTAAAAAGTACAAACAGGGTCATATAATAAAGCACCCATATAAGACAAAGAACTCTAGATATGATCTACGTATAGGAAAAAATGGTGATGAACTTATGGTTAAAGATATTGTTTCCGTATTTGATAATCCCAATCATGCAGGATTTACAAGAACAATCTCACTAGCTCTAAGACATGGTGCGCCGATCAATTATGTCGTCGAACAGCTTCAAAAAGATAGGGAAATGGATATGTTTTCATTTTCCAGAGTAATTGCAAGAGTTTTAAAGACATATATTCAAGATGGAGCATCTCCAGGAAAAAATGTTTGCGAAAGCTGTGATTCAGTAGACTCACTAAGATATCAAGAAGGCTGTGTGACATGTATGTCTTGCGGCTGGTCAAAGTGCTCTTAAAGGAATAATAAGTACAATGAAATGGACAACTAAAATGTCTCCACTCATTAAGGAAGTGGAACTAAGAAAAAATCCAGTAATTATTACTGTAAATAAATTTGATGAAAAGTCTGCAAAAGAATTTCAACAACAGATGGCACAAGCACATAATACAGGGCAGAAGATAGTTCCTGTTGTTATAGACTCATATGGCGGACAGGTTTATAGCCTAATGTCGATGATAAGTGCAATAAACCATTCAGAGCTTCCAGTTGCAACAATTGTTGAAGGAAAGGCCATGTCTTGTGGAGCAATTCTTTTCTCTTTTGGAGAGCAGGGAATGAGGTTTATGGATCCTGATGCTACTGTAATGATTCATGACGTTTCAAGCATGGCATGGGGTAAAGTTGAAGAAGTCAAAGTTAGTGCAGAAGAAACAGATAGGTTGAATCAAAAAGTTTACACAATGATGGCCAGAAACTGTCGAAAGAAAGATGATTACTTTATTAAAATTGTTCACAAGAAGGGGCATGCAGACTGGTTTCTAGATGCAGAAGAAGCAAAAAAGCATGGAATGGCAAATCAGCTAAGAGTCCCTAAATTTAATATCAATGTCTCTGTTGACATAGATTTTGAGTAAGTCATATGGACAAGGTATTTTATAATAAGTCATCTGCATCAAGCCTTGGATGGGATCCTGGCTGGTTTGGCTGTGATCACTTTGATGATTCACTAACATCAGCTGTTAGAAAATGGCAAAGAGAGAATGGACTATCAGCAGACGGTCTTGTTGGTCCAACCACCTATAGAAGGATCTGGACAGAGAGGGAGTCAGAAATATCTACTTTTAAACCACCAGATAGGAGATTTGACTCTAATAGATGGATTGTTCACAATGGAAAGTTTATACCAATTGAATGGAAAAAAGTTGTCCTTTGGGATGAGCACGGCGGTCTCGATACAAAGAAGGGAAACTACTATGACTACTCAGGAAAACCAGATAGAAAGCCTACATTTTTTGTTAATCACTGGGATGTCTGCTTATCGTCAGAGTCATGCGCCGGCGTTTTAAAAAGAAGGGGTGCTTCTGTTCACTTTTGTATCGACAATGATGGGACAATTTATCAACTTTTAGATACACAGCATGGAGCATGGCATGCTGGAGGGCAAAAGTGGAATCAAAAATCTATTGGAGTGGAGATATCAAATGCATATTATACAAAATATCAGAGCTGGTATGAAAAAAATGGACTGGGAGCTAGACCAGTTCTGGAGGATTCATGGACCCATGGGAACAAGCATAAACCTCATCTCGGATTTTATCCAGTACAGATTGAAGCAGCACGAGCACTATGGAAAGCAGTCAACATCGGATACGGAATCCCCCTAGCCTGCCCAATAAAAAATGGTGAGATGCTAACAGGCGTGTCCTCAGAGGCTGCTAAGGGAAAATTTGAAGGATTTGTTCACCACTACCACCTAACTAAAAGAAAGATTGATTGCGCTGGATTTGACTTAGAGTCAAATTTACAAATTGTCAGACAGTCACCTATGTACTGTTTATAATTACATGGCAGAAAATTGGAACTTATATCTACACATATCTGCAAGACGCAGAATATTGGATTTCATGGAAACCTTTTCGGAGGAATAATGCTCTCTTGGCTAGACGAGGCTGGTGCCGCTTTTGCAGCACAGGTTTGTGGAACACCAAGGGTTGTGACCAAGTCAATATCAGAGGTAGTTTTTGAAAAACCTGTTAGACCGGGACAGATTATAAAGATATACGGAAATGTCTTAAAGATAGGTGTTTCATCTCTTACAATCAAGCTAGAAGCAAGAAGGCATAGTGTGTACAATGGATCACAAAAAAAAGTTTGTTCAATAGATACAGTTTTTGTTAGAATTGATGGTGATGGAGAACCTGTTCCAATTAGAACAATTAAGAAAGAGTATAGAGATAAGCGGCCGAAAGAAGTAGAATCAACAATTAATTCAAAAAAATAATAAAGATATTTTGTGTAAATAAATGGTAGAAAGAGATAACAGAGGAATTGATCCTGAGCAGTCACTTCTTGCAAGGGCAGACGAAGCAAGAGTGATATGTGAAATGATCATCGGCAAGGTAGATGAAGCACTTGCTGAGGCTGACTTTAAAAACAGTGAAAGCTCAATTAAGACTTTATTTTCTGCAATAATAGGAATTAGATCAGCAATTATAAATAGAATGATATCAAATTCAGAAGCACTATCAAGAAATTATGGAATACTCGAAGGTGCTGAGCAATTAAGAAAGATACTAGAACCAAGCGCAGGAGATGATAATAATGATGAACTGGACACCCCCTAGGTCTCCATACAATCTAATCCAAGAACACTTGTGGGAAGATCCATGGAAAATATTTGTTGCATGTATATTTTGCAATCTAACAAGAAGGGTAGATGCAGAGCCGTATATATGGAAATTTTTTGATGAATACCCTACACCTGAGATTGCAGCAAATGCTGACCCCATAGAGATACAAAAGATGATATCGCCGCTTGGGCTTTCTGAGAGACGATCTAGATCACTTGTTAAGATGTCCAATGATTATATTAATAAAGACTGGAAGAGAAGCCCAGATGTTCTCTATGGCATCGGAAAATATGCTTCTGATGCCTATATGATATTTTGTTCAGGCAACTGGAAGAATGTACAGCCTAAAGATCATGCTCTAAATGACTATCATAACTTTCTTATTAAAAAATTTGAAAATCGTGAAGAGGTATCTGGTTCATAAAGATGTTTTTAACTTATAAGTTCTAAATGTGTAAAATGATTTCTGGTGAGCCATGACAGCAATTGCAGTTTTTGGACCTTCTGGGTCTAGCGGAGAGTTACAATTTGCTAATAGCTCTGGCGGATTTGATGCAGCTCAAGCATTTTGGGATGCAAGTAAGGGAAAGCTCTTTATATCTGGAAACCTTGAGGTTCTAGGGACAGAGACTGTAATAGACACACAGCATCTTCATGTAGAAGATTCAATAATAGGTCTAGGGACGGGATCAGCAGGTCAGGGCGCCGCCGGTGATCGCGGGCTGATATTTCTAATATCAGGGGAAACAAATCCCTCTCTTTACTGGGATGAGTCTGAGAGTGAGTTTAGATTTGCAAGGGTTTCAAATGTGCCGGGAGATAGTGCATTTGAAAATCCCACAAATGTAGCAGCAGGTGGATATCAAAATATTAGAGCAGGAATTATAAATACGGTCTCTGGTGCCATTTTTGACATATCACAAAGATCTCTTTCTGACATAGGGTCCGACGTATTTCTTTATGCTGCCGGCTCAAGTGAAAAAAGATCAGTCTTTGGAGGAGACGTTGTAATAAGCGGGACACTATTTGGTGGGTCTCCCCTTAAGCTTGGGGGTGAGGTTGAATTTATTACAGATGACGGCGGAACAACTGATCTAAAAAATCCATCTGGAAGTGTCAAGGTTTTTGCAAGAGATGAGGTCAAAATTGGCTCTGATGATGGTCTTATTAGACTCATTGATCTTGGAGGGTCATCTGCTGGAAAGATATTCTTAACAGGCTCTAACACAAATACAAGTAGGCGACTTAAGTTCCTATCAAAAGGTCAAATTCAATTTCATGGACTAAACCCAAATGCAACATCTCCTGGGACTGATGTCTTCTTATTCCTGTCAGGCGCCATTGGCTCTAAGAGATCTGTCACTAGAGGGATCTCTCTTTTTGGAGGAGATGTCCTAGCATCAGGGTCACTTATAGTAGAATCTGGAATTTCAGGCTCTCTGACTAGGCTTGATAGCGGGATATCGTATCTTGCTCACGGAACTGATATAACGATAACTAGCGGATCTGCTGGTCAAGTTACAGTTACATCAAACGCCCAAGATCAGAGAAATAAAATAGTATATGAAGTTACAGCATCCCATGCAGCACAGGCAAGCCTTGTGATACCATCTTTAAATTTCTCAAATGTCAATGATGATCCAGATAGAATAGATATCTTTGTAAATGGACAGCTGATGACGTCTGGCACTAGTAAAGATTACACAATTCCAAAATCTACATCAATATTATTTTATTTTAATTTAATATCTGATGACATCATTACAGTAAGAACGTACTAGGAATAGTTCTTATTATTTATTAGTCTGTCTCATTTGCTGTGAAAAAATGATTTTGACAGTATATCTCTGATTAGATACTTATAATTGAAGTCATTACGACCAGGGAAGAAAGTTAAATGAACGAGTATATTACACCAGACTTGTCGCTAGCAGCGTTCTTGCTAATGAAAGGCGTAGTGCTTAAGAAAGCAGAGAGAGAAAAGTCTGGAAAATTTATTTTTTTATTCAGCGATGATGACCACAGATGCCAAAATCTAGCTCTAGAGTTTCTAAACTCAGAGTTTTCTAATTACGATAATCATATAAGAAATCTAAAGAAGATCATATATAGTTCATGATCGCACACGTGCTGATCAGTTAAATTTTATTCCTTTGTTAAGTTTAGTCAAGTTAATTTATATTAGTTTGCGTTAAGGACTTGTTAGATTGTTAGTCTAATTCCACAATGTGTGGGTTAGATAAGCCAAAAATCTAAAACAAAGGAAAATATATTATGGCTATTAAAACAAAAATTAGGGTAGGCCAGGTATCTGGCTCAATGCCCACAGATTCTGAATCTGCTGCAGCTA